GCAAAAGTCTTTTTTCTACAAAGTAGTAAAGGCGGGACGCCTTGAGGAGTCTGTAATTGAATCGTTCAACACAAAGTGCAATGAGGTAGAGGCGAGAGGTGAGGAGCCGAATCGTTCACTTGAGGGTTTATTGAAATTCGCTAAGCAAGTGAATACGGGTGGAGAGAGTGAGAGCGAGGGTGGAGAGAGTGAGAGCGAGAGCGAGGGTGGAGATGAGCCTCAAGTTGAGACACGTGTTGAAACCATCCTAACATTCACTTACAAGGGTGAGGGCGGTAATGTTTCCGTACGTATCGATGCGAATGGTTTATTGAAAACCACGAACACGGACGAGCAAATAGCGGAGGCAATAAGTGTACTAAGATTTAGTTTAGAAAATAGATAACCACATAAAACCACTACAACTATGAACGGAATTATTTACACAAAAACAGGCGAGAGCCGAAGGGGGCAAGTGGCAAGTTACCACGGGAAACCCTCACCACTATTTTTAAACAAGAGCAAGCACGCTATTGACATTTCAGGGCTTAAGCCCGCTCAACAGCGTAGTGCAATTAGGTTTGAGGATGGTGAGTATGAGTCTAAATTCACTATCGGGTTTGAGGTCGAGAAAAACCAACTTTGACGAAATGCGGTACGTGAATATGAATTGTTTTGCGGGTTTGAGCGTGACGGGTCTTGCGGGTACGAAGCGGTGACCCACGTATTACCATTGCTACCCGCGGGTCAATGGAGGACGAAGGTGTATGATATGATGCACAAGGCGGAAAAGATTATCGATGATAGATTTAGCCCGTCCGATAGACGATGTGGCGGTCACATCACGATAGCGTGTGACGGGATGAGTGGTGGTGAGTTAAGAGAAGCTATCCGTAAAAATTGCGGTATCATTTACGCCTTGTTTAAAAAGCGTCTTTCAAACAGCTATTGCAGATATAACAACAGGATGCAAAAAAGCGAGGAGTCTAACAATTGGCACCATAAGTACCAATTAGCCCTTGTAAAGGGTGGATGCCTAGAGTTTAGAGTTCCTAGTCGTTTCCAATCGGTTAAGCAAATGATGAGGAGATATGAGCTATTTTACGAGGTTGTTAATTACAGCATTGCAACGCCTAATGGGTCGCACGATGGCTTACTTAAGAAAATCAAACCTATTGTGCTATCAATGTACAATGGCAATGAGGATGAGGCTAATGAGGTGTTGAGATTATCAAAGTTATTCAGAGCGTTCATACTGAAAGGTGAGATACATCAAGACATATCAATGTACTTGAGTTAAGGCTTACGGGGGTGTCTTTAAAGACACTCCCACTGTCGGGGAGTGAGTGCTCCTCCTGATGAGTTCAAAAGAACGAAACAGTAAACCACAAAAATCAAATCAAATGAAAAAGAGAATCATCACAAAAATCGGAATCACTTTAGGCTTATGCTTATTAGTACAAATTGCGGGAATCAATTTACTATCTAAGGGTAGTTCCTCAATGGGGGCTTTCCTAGGTGTTTGGGTGTTATTAGTTTTATCCCTTGCTGTATCTATGATAGTTATCGAGGGTGAGTTAAAGAAAATTATTAAGTAACCACTACAATCAATTGACAATGAGCATTAATTACATTTTTGCATTCACTTGCACAATTGCTTTCGCTGTTTTCTTTGCATACCAATGTATCAAAGACTTCAGAGAGAGCGAGGCACCTAAAAATCAAATCAAATGAGAAAAATCACAAGAGACATTGTGAACGCTTTTCAGAACAGCCGTTCACTTACAATCGGCAACAGCCGTACAAATGGCGAGAGCCTATGGCTATTCGGTAACAAGATAGCTGAAATCAGGAGGGATGGGCTATGGATAACAAATGCGGGATGGGATAGCTCAACTACAAAAGAGAGGCTCAATGGATTATCTAGCGTTCATATTATTCAGAGACGTGGTAAGTGGTACTTGAATGAGGTGGAATGGGATGGCAGTTGGGTTCACGTTGATAGTTTTTCACGTGGTGTTGATGTCTCAATCCCTGAGGAGAATGTGCAGGAGCCTGAGTTCGACTTAACGAGCGAGTGGATAAGGAGTGAGGGATACAGCAAACCAATCTATGCGGTGTTCCATACAATTATGGAGGTAAGCCTTGAGCCGGTGGAGGCAATGCTTAACGTGTCAGGGATACCAACAAGAAGGATGGAGTCAGATACCGAAGGGATGTATTGCCCTAACTTCTTTTTAGTTGTTCGACCTGAGGACGTAGATAGTGCAGTGAGAATCTTAAATGAGAGTTATTGCATAGCTTAACAAGTGGGGGTGTCTTTAAAGACACTCCGTCCCTGAGTGTATCGCTTAGGCTGATGAGTCCAAAAGGACGAAACGGAAACCACTTAAATCAAATCAAGATGACAAAGCAAAAACAATTCGCACCCGAACAAGAGGTGAGAGAGCGTAACGAAATCCTACAGCCTATCATTGATAGGTTGTTGTACTTGCCTAAGGCAGAGTTGAAAAACTACAAAGATTATCTTTCAATCCTTGAGGAGTTGTATCCCATTGACGTAAAGATAAAAGACGGAATCAGAATCTATCACGTAAAAAAATCCAAGTAATGACAAAAGCAAATGATGTTTGGGAGTGCTCACTATGTGGGCACCCACAAGGACGCCACGATATGTGGTTCGAGGATAACCTTTGTGAGAGATGCCACGAGAATCTACCAAGATGTAGAGAGTGTGGAACTAAGGACACAAAGGAGTTCGTAGAAAGCAGATGCGATGCGTACGGATACGGAACGGGAGATTGGTGTGACAAGTGCTACGATAGTGACAAGTATCCATATCGTAAGGATAGATACTTCGATGAGTCGTATGCAGGTGAGAGATTGGAGGATGATTATTAAATCTTAAATCAAATCAAAATGGAGAATCAGTATTTTTTTAAAGTTTACTACGAGAAAACTTTTGTGCTGTCAGTAGTCGCCCACACAAAGTGGGAGGCTATCGACAAAACGTTCTACAAATTTATAGGAGAACATCCTTATTTGGAGCGTGCAAAATTCAAGGCAATCAAAAAATAAATTTGGAGATGTCTAATTTATGTCGTATCTTTGTTCATTATCAGTTCATTAATCGGGTTCTATGTCTTCAAAGACATTGCCCACAAATCAATTTAGCTTATGTGTGTAATCATTATCAAGCAGAAGGGGAAGAAAGTCCCTCAGGAAGTTGCAAAGACTTCAGCACGAATCAATCCTCACGGGTTGGGGGTTGTGTGGTTAGATACCTTTGAGGTAACATATCACAAGTCATCAGAGTACAAAGTACTTGACACAGAGAGACCATTCATTGCTCACTTTAGATACGCTACCATTGGTGCTATCAATAAAGAAAATACGCATCCGTTCAGATGCGGGAACAACAAACAGGAATGGCTTATGATGAACGGAACAATTAGAAACCTTGGTAACGTCAAGAAGAGTGACTCAAAGGTACTAGCAGAGAATCTAGGAGATATACCACGCCACAAGTGGAAGAAGGAGTTGGAGCAGTACGAGTGCAGGTTCGTGTCAGTTAACACGCACAGCAGGACATACCAAATCTACAACAAAGAGTTGTGGAGTCAGAGAGATGGCGTATGGTACAGCAAAGACAATGTGCTTGAGGACAATTTAATTGCAGTGTATGGCACGTTAAAGAAAGGGTATAGTAACTATCATAGTTACTTGAGTGCATCCAAATTTATATCTAAAGGAACGACAAAGAAAAAGTATCCGCTTGTCATTAGTGGATTGCCTTACTTGATTGAGAAGAGTGGACAAGGTCATCACGTGGAGGTGGACATATTCAAAGTGAGTAGCAGTGTATTGGCAAACCTTGATAGATTGGAGGGTCACCCTGATTGGTACAGAAGGAAGCAGATTGACATAAAGACCAAGACCGGAGTGCTTAAGTGTTGGGTATACTTTAACATACGTGAAAAGGCAGATGGCAAACAGCATCACAGCACCTACACTCAGGACACAAGACCATTGAGTTATTGGGAGAAGGAGGACAAGAGAGAAAGCGAAAAGTATCAAAGCATATTTTCCCAAATGGGATATGATGAGCCCAAGAGCGTATGCTTGTTAGACATATTGGACGATGAGTGTGACGATTGCGACTTCAACATAGAGGATGAGAAACCTATATGTGTAAATTGCTTTCACGATTTAGAGCACGATGCGTTCGCAAATTATCATTGTAGTGGTTGCGATGAGTGGTTCACTGAGACTGAGGTTTTAAGATTTAGACCTTAGTCCCACTTAGGGTAGTGTCTTTAAAGACACTATCCTCCGTATCGGGATGTGTTATCCCGACTGATGAGTCCGAAAGGATGAAACGGAAATTTAATCAAACCACAAAGATGCAAGTATTTAAAATCAACACGAGTGCTTGGGGAGAAGAAGACTTCTACCTGATGACTTCACTAAGCGAAGAACAAGTAAGAAAAATCATTCAGCCTATGGTAGACTACGAAAGGGAGAATGAGATATTGTATGACAATGAGGATTATATCTCAGCATTACAAAGTAAGCACCCCAAGGCTACAATTGTATTGTATTATAATTTTGAAACCATATCATTCTAAACCTATGAGACAAAGTTTTAACTTTTTATTAGGCATTCTATATTATATATTTATATCGGTGCCATTGGCTATGTTAGTTTTCACGGCAATACTTTTAGTAATCTTAATCAAATTTTTATGCAAAAAAATCACTACGAGATGAGTCAAGTGGCAAGTGCTAACTTGGAAATCGACTTCCTTCGAGATGAAGTGAAGCGATTAAAAGAAAAATTAAACGATGAGGCGACAGCACGTGCGTTGCTAAGGAGTAAAGGGTACTTCGTTGATAATCTATGGAGCATTGACGATGTTCTGCAGAACTACGATTGTAGTAAAGATGTAGCCTACAATATACTTGAGAGAGCAATGACCAACGAGGCTACGACAGAGCAAATCTTTTTAGCCATTGACGATACGTGTGACGATTTAGAAATCAAATTATGGTACAGACCTTATGAAAATCAATAACAATCAAATCAAATAATCAAATGGAAAATGTAATCAATGCTACGCCAAAGGCTACGTTCTATATGAACGAATTGGCATCGGAGTTAACAGCTCTAATCATCGACAAGAAGTATGAGAATACGGGAGTTGTAACTATGGTAGAGAAGAGAGGTGTAATGGTTTACAACGGCATCATTCAATACGAGTATGATGAGATTTATGATGAGGTGTGTCAATATTTAACTAACAATCAAATCAAATAAAATGGAAATCAAAATCATTCAAGGAGTAGAGCGACAAGTCTTAGAAGACATTTTCGTAACAGCACTAGAGGGCGGTAGTAACTATTGGTATTACTTGCCTGATGAATCAGTTGCAAAGATAAGGAAGGCGGTTCCTAAGAGCGAAGACCCGTACCTAAGTACAGCAATCCTTAAAGCAATATTAGACCACGATGTAAAGGTGGCTATCAATGACGCAGAAAACGAAGAAGAGGTTATTGGAGTAATCACACGTGGTACTATGCAGGCACGTTTACAATTATTATCAGACAGCAAAGAAAACAAATGGGCATTAGAAAATCATATGAGAGGACACGGAGATGCGGGTTCCGCTGATATAGTTTTCCAATACTTAACAATGGGGGAGGTAGTTTATGGATAAGCAAGAAACACTAATAGACAGACTGAGGATGTTGCAAGAACAGACGTCTTCATTAATTCAGGAGTTGGAATCCAATCCAAACTTTCCTGAGGGACACATAATTACAAAAGAGTCTTGGGACAACGCAGACAAAATCATCCACGATGGTTTCGTCTATGTAAAATATACAGACCTATTGTTTTATAAATAAATTGAACTATCTTTGTACGGAATTTAATCAAATCAACGGGAGCCTTGTGCTCCCATAAACTTTTATCAAATGAAAATCAACACAACACTAGAAGAATTTAGTAGCACAGGAAGATTTATAGGAAGAGATGCATATCTTGAAAAGAATCCTGATGAAATACTGCACAAAGACTGCACAGATGTAGTTCAGTACATTGGCGGTCATATCATTCAAGGATTGAAGTCAGGTCAGTTTATGGTGGATGAGGGATTTAAAAGTATCTCATTGGATGAAGCAGAAGGATGGTTGTTTTTAAAAAATATTAACAAATAAATGAACAATGTATGAACATTTTCAGTACATTTGTTGTATAATCAAATTGAAGTTATGAAGCACGATGTTTTTAATCAGTATGTAGAGAGAGTTGCAGACCTATTTAATATAAATAAGGAGGATATATTCTCAAAATCAAAGAAGAGGGAGTTCGTAGATGCAAGGCACCTTGTTTACTACCTATGTTCAAAGAGACCTATGCAAGTTACCTATATTCAAAAGTATATGAACGAAGCAGGGTACGATATTAAGCACTCCTCAATCATCCACGGCATCACTGCAGTTGAGCAGAAGATAGCAGAAGACAAAGACTATGTGTCTATTGTCAAGGATGTGGAGAGAGCGGTATTTATCTAATCAAGTCAATCAGTAATCAATCAAATCTAATCAAATGGAAAACAAACAAACAGTTTTCGAGAGGCTATCTGCCATTAACGTGAACGACCACGTTGAAAAGAAAAGTAATCTAACCTATTTATCTTGGGCTTGGGCTTGGAGCGAAACAAAGAGAGCCTGCCCTGATGCTACGTACAAAATCTTAGAGACAGAGTATGACGATGCTCTTGGATTTATGTGTCACACTACCGTAACTATCGAAGGCGAGACGCTTGAGATGTGGTTGCCCGTAATGGATGGTGCGAACAAGTCAATGAAGAAGACAGCATATAGCTACAGCACACGCTATGGAGACAAGCAAGTGGAAGGAGCTACAACATTCGACATTAACAAAACAATTATGCGTTGCTTAGTTAAGAACTTAGCGATGTTTGGGTTGGGGATTTATATTTATGCAGGAGAAGATTTACCTGAGGGAGAGACTACAGCTACAAAAGTTGAGGCTACTAAGAAGGTAGTACCTACAACAGCAGAAGAATTAGTCGACTTAAAAAAAGGTACAGAGAATTGGGATGCGGTTGTAAAATACGTAACGGCTAACAAGTCTTTGGGTATTGAGAAGATTGGTGCTCAGTTGGTACGTAAGTACAAAGTAAGTCCTGCATTAAAGAAAGAAATCGCTAACATTATAAACGCATAATAATGGCAGAGGAATTAGAAATCATAACGTTGCTCAGGAATGACAACGAGTATTATAATGGTATTGGGAAACAATACCTATCCAATTCAGACATAGGAGTATTGCTTAATAATCCTCAAGACTTTGGTAAGACTAGAGAAGACAACAAAGCATTTATGGATGGCAGATACTTTCACCAATTAATCTTGGAGCCTGAAAAGGCGAAGGTTATGCCCTCAGTAGATGTGAGTACACGTAATACGAAAGAGTACAAAGCATTCTGCGAAGAAAACAATTTACCTTTTTGTATGTTGAAGAAGGAGCAAGATGAGATTCAAAACCTTGTAAGCATTATCAATGGGAACATTGCGTTCTATGATGAGATTTATAAGGCAGGTAATCTTTACGAGACTCCGGCAGTTGCAGAGATTCAGGGGATGATGTGGAAGGGGAAGGCTGATATTGTTACAGACAATGCAGTGATTGACCTTAAGACTACAAGTGACATACACAAGTTTAAGTATAGTGCTAAGTCGTATAACTACGATTCTCAGTGCTATATCTATCAGGAGTTATTTGGTAAGCCATTAGTTTTCTATGTAATTGATAAAGGAACAGGAGTTTTAGGTATCTTTAGACCAACAGAAGACTTTGTAAAAGGTGGCGAAGCTAAGGTAGGAAAAGCCATTGAGGTATATAATAAATACTTTAGCTCTAAACCAAGTGATGACATTGTAAACTATTACATTGACGAGTACTTGTTATAAAAGATTGTGTCTTTAAAGACACTACGATACTGAGTGTTGGCTTAGTCCCAAAGGTTATCATTCAGTTTAAATAGATTGGGACAAAAATAAATTCAAGAACAATGGCACAAGACGAAAAAATCTTTGCAGACGGATTCTCATTTAAGAGAAACGAAAAGGCACCTGACTTTGTAGTTGGGAGATTATCAATGAAAGTAGATGAAGCGGTAGCATTCATCAGACAGCACGAGAAAGGTGGATGGGTAAACCTAAACATTAAGACTGCACGTAGTGGCAATCATTATGTTGAGTTGGATACCTACGAGCCAACGCAAGGCGGTGGTGCTAAACCACAATCAGAGAAAGCAGAGGCGAAGCCTCAGTCAAAACCTAAGCAGACAAAACCTGCGGTTGAAGATGAAGAAGACGATGGTACATTACCATTTTAGAATTAACACCCATTTAGAAACAAAAATTGGGGGAGTGAAAGCTCTCCCTTTTTTTACCTCTAATGCGTGACGAAAATGTCGATGTGTTTTCCCTATATTCTCTATATGTGTTTTTATATTCTTTTTATTTTCTTTGATTATAATTTGAACTTAAAATCGACATAATCGACATTAGTATTAGTAATCAGATAGTTAGATACTTTAAACCGACATAAAACCGACATAAGATGGTACATAATGTGACGATATTCCAAAATATTAGAGATACTGACACGCCATTCTTCCGAGATGTACACGTTATACTCGACAGAATAAAGGACGGAGCCGGTGCTACTAAAGATTTGGTAAAGAAAATACGCTTAGAGAAGCGTAAGCCTGAGAGACAGGAGTTGAAGAAGCAGTTGCCTGCGATATGTTTCAGCGGTACGTTTAATAAAAGAACAGATGCATCACTCATTGAGCATTCAGGATTGATATGTTTAGACTTCGATGGATATACAAAGCAGAAAGAACTATTGCAAGACAAAGAGAACTTGTCAAAGAACAAGTACGTGTATTCAGTATTCATTTCTCCTTCGGGTAATGGGTTAAAAGTATTGGTTAAGATTCCTGCAGATGCAGAGAACCATACGATGTACTTTAATTCGCTAGAGAAGTACTTTAATTCTCCTTATTTCGACAAGACGAGTAAGAACCTAAGCCGAGTGTGTTACGAGTCGTATGACCCTCTAATTGCGATTAATGAGAATAGTAGCATTTGGGATGTGATTGAGGAACCTGAGTACACTGAGGTAAGTAGAACAAGAGACAAAGCAACGATACCTATTACGGATGAGAATAAGATTGTAGAGATACTTGTAAAGTGGTGGGAGAAGAAGTATCCTATGAACGAGGGACAGCGTAATCAGAATGCGTACGTACTTGCTATGGCATTTAATGACTTTGGTATTAACAAGAGTCTTGCGTCTTATGTAATCAATCAGTTTGCAACGGAAGACTTTACGCTAAGAGAGATTGGAACGACCATTGATTCAGCATATAGGCATACAGCGAACTTTGGTACTAAGTACTACGAGGATGAGGAGCGTATCAATAGCATCAAAGCAAAGTTAAGGAGAGGTGTATCAAAAAAAGAGATTCGCATCCAATTGCAGGACTCTAATTTGGAGAGCGATACTATCGAGTCTGTATTAAACAAGGTTGAGGAAGAGAATGCGATGCAGACATTTTGGGATAGGAATGACAGAGGAGTCATTAAGGTTGTACACGTACAGTTTAAGCAATTCTTGGAAGACAATGGATTCTACAAGTACTGCCCTGAGGGTGGTAAGAACTACATATTCGTGAAGGTTACAAACAATTTGATTGACCATACTTCAGAGAAGGAGATTAAAGACTTTGTGCTTACGCATTTATTGGAGCTAGATGACATTGGAGTTTATAACTACTTCGCTGACAACACACGATTCTTTAAAGAAGAGTTTTTGTCAATGCTATCAACGATTGAGATTTACTTTATTGCTGATACAAAAGATGCATCATACTTGTACTACAAGAACTGTGCTGTAAAGATTAGCAAGGATGGTATAACAACGCTTGACTATTTGGATTTGGGAGGATACGTGTGGAAAGACCACGTGATTGATAGGAACTTTAACATTTGCGATGTCACCGGAAAGTGCGACTTCAAAAAGTTTGTTAGCAATATCAATGGTGGAGATGAGCAAAGAGTTAAGTCAATGGAGAGTACACTTGGATTCTTAATGCACGGATATAAGAACCTATCATTCTGCCCTGCTGTGATTTTAAACGATGAGGTTATCAGTGATAATCCTGAGGGTGGAACAGGGAAAGGACTTCTTATGAATGCACTTAGTAAGATGAAGAAATTGGTTGTGATTGATGGCAAGTCATTTGCTTTCGAGCGTAGCTTCGCTTATCAGTTGGTGTCAGCAGACACGCAGATACTTTGCTTCGATGATGTGAGAAAGCATTTTGACTTCGAGCGTTTATTCTCAGTAGTTACGGAGGGTCTAACGCTTGAGAAGAAAAACAAGGACGCCATCAAGATACCATTCAGCAGGTCTCCGAAGATTGCCATTACAACGAACTATGCAATTAAGGGTGCCGGTAATTCATTCGCTAGAAGAAAGTGGGAGTTGGAGTTGCATCAGTATTATACCAAGGAGTTTACTCCACTTGATGAGTTTGGTAAGTTGATGTTTGGCGATTGGAATGATGAGGATTGGTGTGAGTTTGACAATTATATGATTGGTTGCTTGACTACCTATATCAGAATAGGTCTTGTAAAGAGCAAGTTTGTAAACCTTAAGATTCGTCAGTTGTCAGCAGAGACTTGCCACGAGTTTATTGAGTGGTGCGGACTTGTAGATACCCATCAGAACAGAGAGGTTATGTTACAGACCGACACGAGACTTTACAAGAACGAATTATATTCTAACTTTGTAGATGAGTATCCCGACTATGGACCTCGTGGTAGGATGAGCGTAAGCAGAACCAAGTTTTACAAATGGCTTATCGCCTATGGGATTTATAAGGTTGGAACGATGCCACAAGAGGATAGAGACCAACAAGGTAGATGGATAATCATTAAAAGTAAACCTGAAAGTATTGAAGAAGCACCTTTTTAAATAAAACAAATGACACAAGAACAAATGATTCACGTGGGGATGGTTAATTCATTTAACTTAATTACAGAAAGAAATACACTTGATGAGATTGCAATGTCTGATGTGAGTCTATTTGCACACATACCTGATGAGGAGGTGCCAATTGAATTGGTTGAGTTGATGATAGATTACTTCCAATCATATGAGATGTTCGAGAACTGCAAAGAGTTGATGGATTACATTGACGAAAATTTTGACGAGGATGGTACACGCATTGTAGATGAGTGCGAGTGTCCTCAGCCTGTAATAATTGATTACAGCAGAAAAATGTATTGCGGTCACTGTACTAAAAGATTAAAAAAATGATTGAAAGAACTTCAGGATACAGCAACAAGGCAATGTTGGATTACTGTGAATCTCTAAAAAAAGTTGTTCTTAAAACCGAAACTGTTAAGTCAGGTAGAGGCAAGGCAATTGAGATTAGAGAAGCACTTAAGTATAACACAGACCCGAATATAATAGATAAGATTGTCAGCAGTTGCGAGTATTATAAAAACCTATATGAGATGGAACAAAATAAATTTCAGTTCAGGGACTATCAGGTTGACATTATTCATAGTGGGTATGAGATACTTTCAAAATACAGATTCTTATACCTTGCAATGGAAGTTCGTACGGGTAAAACCCTTACAAGTCTTGGTATAGCAGATATGTGTGGCATAAAAAATGTGCTGTTCATTACTAAAAAGAAAGCAATTAGCTCAATTGAAGACGACTACAGTGCGTTAAAACCAACGTACTCCCTATCTGTCATCAATTATGAAAGCCTACACCTAGTTATGAACGATAAGAAGTGGGATTTAGTTATCTGCGATGAGGCTCATAGTATGGGTGCATTCCCAAAGCCAAGTGGACGTGCGGAGTTAGTTGCAGAGGTAATTAAAAAGCATAGACCAATGGTGATACTACTTAGTGGGACACCAACACCTGAGAGTTATTCTCAGATGTATCATCAGGTTTATGCGATACCAAACAATCCATTCTCTGAGTTTAAAAACTTCTATAGATTCTGCGATAAGTTTGTAAACGTGAAGCAACGCAAGATTAACGGGCTGCTTGTAAAAGACTACAGTGGAGGACTTGACACCATCATTAAAGCAATGGAACCGTACACAATTAACTACACGCAACAAGAGGCAGGGTTTATGACCGAGACCACAGAAGAGATACTTGAGGTTGAAATGAAAGAGTCTACTTATAAAATTATTAAAAAATTAAAGAAAGATTTAGTTGTAGAAGGAAAAGAAGATATAATTTTGGCAGATACTCCTGTTAAATTGATGATGAAAGTGCATCAGTTATGCAGTGGTACCATTAAATTTGAGAGTGGGAATAGTATGATACTTGACTTGAGCAAGGCTGAGTTTATCAAAGAGCAGTTTGAAGGATGTAAAATTGGAATCTTCTACAAGTTTAAAGAAGAATACAATGCACTCAAGCAAGTCTTTGGAGATGACCTAACCTCAGAGTTGAGTGTCTTTGAAGACACCGGTAAATCTATAGCTCTACAAATTGTAAGTGGACGTGAGGGAATCAGTCTTAAACAAGCTGAGTACTTGGTTTACTACAATATAGACTTTAGTGCTACGAGTTATTGGCAGAGCAAAGACCGAATGACTACAAAGGAAAGGCTAGAGAATCAAGTATATTGGATTTTTGCTAAGGGAGGCATTGAACACGACATCTATAAAGCTGTCACAAAGAAAAAAGACTACACACTAAAGCACTTTGAAAAAACGTTATTGTAATAAACATTAATTTTGTAATATGAAAATAAGAGACCAATTGGCTTTAGAGTATTTAACTAAGTTTCCTTCTATAAGTAAAAGCTCAATTGCTGTAAAATTATATAATGACCACGCTCACATATTTGCGACTGTAGAAGCTGTAAGAACAAGAATAAGAAGGGTAACAAATGCAAATGGAATATGGTCTTCAAAAAAAATAAACATACCTCACACTCCTGACTTGCCACCAAGCAGAATGACAAATAGGGAGTTTGTTGATTTGCCTGTAAGCAGTAATAATATTCTTTGGATGAGCGACATCCACATACCCAATCAAGATAATGAGGCTTTAAAATTGGCTATTGATTATGGGGTTAAGAATAAAATTAATTGCATAGTATTAGGAGGCGATGTGTTAGATAATACTCCGTTTACCAATCACGATGCACCACCCCCATCAGCAGATGATGTTGTAGAATGGTTTGAGTATTGTCAAATATTTTTAAGCCACTTAAGAACAAAGTTTCCTAAAGCACATATTGTTTGGATAGAGGGCAATCACGACAATTGGTATGTAAGGTACCTAATGAAGAAAGCACCAATGCTTTTTAATGACGACTATTTTAGACTTCCGCAGAGACTTGACTTAAAAAAATATGGCGTAGATTTTTATGAGCAAAACATTGTATTAAGAGCAGGCAAATTACATATGCTACACGGTCATACAATTATGCGTGGATTTATGGCACCCGTTAATGCTGCAAGAGGAGTATTTGTGAAATCAAAAAGTTCAATGATTATAGGACACGTTCACTCAACAAGTAACCATTCTGAAACCAATATAAAAGAGGAGCCTATATCTTGTTGGAGTACAGGATGCCTATGTACACTTGCACCTGACTACGACCCACATAATACAAAGCATAATTTAGGATTTGCTCATATCCTAGTTGAAAGTAATGGTGAGTTTGAGGTTATTAATAAAAGAATAATCAATAATAAAATTCACTAACCAATGCTTAGGGCTAAGAAGATATTTAGTTTTGGTACTGTGATTAATGAACCACTGTACGAATTATTACAAGTAATGGATAAGAATATCTTCTATGGTTGCAATAATGAGTTCCAAGAAAACAGAGAATGGTGGGTGCTTTTAGATAAAAAGGGTAAGATAGGTGCATATTGTGGTTCAATATATTCGCAGGGGATTTGCATATTTATAAGGGCTTGGGTTAAGAAATCTTATAGAGGAAAGGGAGTTCAGAAAAGACTCATAAGTACGAGAATAAAAGCGGCAAAAGAAAAAGGTTGTTATATAGCTATAACTTATGCCACTAAAGATAATTATCCAAGCATAAATAACTTGATAGCAAAGGGGTTTAAGTTTTACTTCCCCGAGTATGCTTATGGAGGTAAAGAGATGCTTTATTGGTCAAAAAAAATTTAATTTAATATGATAAAATGCATATGCATAGACGCCAAAAACCGTCCGAGCAAAGTGCCGCCAACGAAATGGTTGACCGAAGGTCAGGAGTATACGGTGATATTCACGTTAGTGGTTCTCCCACAGAAAACTTTAGCTGTTCAGCTAGACGAGATTGACCTTGATGAAAGTTGTATGCCTTATGAGTTCTTCTTAGCCAATAGATTTGCATTTAGCAAAGAAGATATTGGTAAGTTAGTTGATTTTATTGAAGAGTGCACTCACGTAAATATGTCAATTAAAGAGTTGCTAAAACAAACAAATGAAAGAACAACAGATACAAGCAAAAAAAATTAAGGAATTAGAAGCTCAGGGATATTACGTGATAAAATTAATTAACACAAACAAGAACGGAATCCCTGACTTAATAGCTATCCCGCCAAATTCTGACGTTCTATTTATAGAAGTTAAGAAACCGGATGGAAAGATGTCTAAACTACAGGAGTTTAGGAAGAAGGAATTGGAAAACCACGGAGTGAAAGTGGAAGTATTTAAAGGAAATTAAATCAAATAAAAAGCAAGAAAGAAAAGAAATAGAAGAGATGATTGATATTATAAAAAATATTATGAACGTAGATATAACCAAGAAAACTAATGAACGAATATATGTAGACGGCAGAATGGTATTTTCTAAGATATTAAATGACAGGGGATATGGAATAAGCAGATTAGGAAGGGCTATCAAAAAACACCATTCAAGTATCATCCATTATAGGAATGGAGCTAATGACTTATTAGATACTGATGAGATGTTTGCTGATAAATACTTTGCCTGCAAAGATGCTTTTATGTCAGATAAGACAAGTGAAATGAAGACGTCAAATAAAGAACAATTGCTAAATCAATTAGATTCATTAATTTTGGATAGAAACGCCTTATTAAAAGAGGCTCAAAAGCATAAAAGACTTAAGAATATAATTGAGTTTATAGATAGTCGTACACCAAAAGGGAAAGAGTCTTTCGTGCTTAGGCAAATTAACTTAATGTTTAACGGACTAACTGACTATGGACAAGAACTTGAATGGTGAAAACGCTCGAGCAGAGCGGATAGCCTTTAGAATTAATGAGCAGCATCTGCTTTTAGCAAATATCTACGAAAATCTTGTGGACAGGGACTTTGTGCCTGCAGAACAAGACATTAGGAATCTTATCGTAGACTTACGACTAATATTAAAATCAATGGAAGACGATGACTTTTGAAACAGAGATAGACTTAATCAGAGAGAAGAAAGCAATTGAACTATTTGTTAGCATTTTTGGCGGGTCATATAAGAAACTAGACCCACACGACATAGACTATAAAGTATTTGATAAAGATAAGAATCTAATAGCCTACGTTGAAGTTAAGGGTCGCATTAGAACTATGCGTTCAGCGTATCCGCTTCCTATATCTGCAAAGAAATTGGTCAAGTTAATTGACAAAAGATTGGCACCCGTATTGATATGGGCTTGCGAGGATGGCATCATCTATGGCAAAGCCAATAAACTACAAGGAGAGATTAAATGGGGAGGTCGAACTCCCCGTGATGGTGCAGTTAATGATGCTGAGATGATGGTTTATTATGATAAACAGAAGGAGCTTAAGTATATTAGGTATGTTTAATTACTGACCAAATTTTGCTGTCCCAAATCCTCCCTTGCTCCTACTTTGCTTTCCTCCAAAACCTCCCGAGCCAAATCCTGATGAACCAAATCCTCCTTTAGCTTTAGGAATATAGTCGTACATCTCATCCTTCATCGCTCTTTCTAAACTATCTTTAGTTTTTTTAATTGCTTTCTTAGCTTGCTCTTCATCATAGTCAGGAGCATTAGGACCATATGTTCTATCCCAAAGTTCAGGGTTATAACGCTTCATATCAGATTGGCTTTCGTATCCTTGTAATTTTGATGAACTACTTTCTCCACCTGATATTCCTTTTCTTGAACTTTTATTAGTTGATTTACCTGAGCTTTCAAGGCTGCTGTATATTGATTTCATTACAGCTTTACGAATATCTTTATATAAAGGAATGAATCCTGCATTACCTAATATCTCTAATGGGATACGAACATAGTTTTCTTCTTCGCTTCTTGAAATAGCATCTTCTGTTTTCTTCTCAGCTCCTAGAGCTTTACGAACAATTAAATCTGCAGTTTTCAATGAAGGACCAAATGCCCCACCCATATTCAATAAGAAATCAGATAAATCTCTTTCTTTCCCTTTCTTTTCAGGAGGTACAATTGTGTATTGAATAGCATCTTTATACGGGTCGTATTCTCCCTCTCTTAAGAAATCAAGATACTTTTCATTGCCTTTTTCTAAACCATAGTTTACTATTGCCTTGGTTGCATTGCCAAAATCTCTACCAAATATCAATGATGTAAATGCAGATGTCATTTGTTGTCCAACTTTTTGCAAAAATGACTTATCATCTTCAGGTTCTTGGTCATCAAAGAATAATCCCATAAGACCTGAACCCAACATTTGAGTAATTAATCCATAAGTAATCATTCTTGTAGTAACAGCACCAAGTACTGCAGCTCCTTGCTTTCTACTTAAAGACCCATTACCCATTGCTGCGTTGATAGCTGTACGAGCAGTGACAAATTCAAAAATCAAGAACTTAGTCATAAAGTTATTGAAGTTGTTAAACGCTCTTAATGATACACTTTGATTAGGTTTAACTGAACCCTTAAGGATTCCCATAAATGCATTATCAGTAGCTCCAACCATTACAGACCTTTCATCAGCATAGTCCTTTGCTTTATCGATGGCTTCTTTATTCTCTTCCATATAAGTTTCATCATTCGCTGCAATCTTCTCAAAGTCTACATTTTCACCTGTAATACTTTTAAAATGATTAGCAAATGAACCAAACCACATTGGACGCATAATTAATTTATCCGGTGTAGATATTAAACTGTCAGCTATCAATTCAACTATATTAGTATATTTCTTTCCTGATAAATTCCAAATCTGTTGAGTCTTATTTGCAACAGGGTTCTTTGATTTTCCGCCTTTAATACCACCTGTTTGTTGAAGTATATTAGTGTCAATCATCTTGCCTGATAAAGTATCTGTAGGGAATATTCTACTTGTTTGCTTGCTATTCACATTCTCCATAATAACAGGAGCTTCAGTAGACATTACGATACCTCTATTTTCTATTCCTGTGTTTAATGCTTGAGGGTCTGATATAACAGCAAATCCAATGTTTGAACTTAACTCTGAAACAAATCTTGATGTACCCGCAAGAACAGCACGATAACCTTGTTTATTAATATAATCAACAGCATCATCGGCTATAGAAGTAGTCACAAAAGAATTAGTCAATAAATTCTCGGTAGTTTCTTCTAATGCAGAATTGATTGCATTGATAATCTGTCTTTTTTCTTTAGGTATTCTACCTTCTTCTTCAAAGTTTGCTATTGTTTCATTAATAGTTTGACGAGCAGTTTGAATAGGCTCTGTTAAATTATAATCCATCAATACAAACTTGGCACCACGTTGAGCAGATGCAAATATATCAAAGTTCAATGGACTTACTTTGCCCGTTCTTGCTATCAATGACTTAGCTCTTGTAGATGGTCTCATTGAATTATTATATTCAGTAATGAAAGCAGTTCCTGCAGTTAAATCGTTTGGTTGATTATCCTGAAGCACGTTTAAATGCACATAGTTTGTAAGTGGATTAATCCTATCTCCACGAATAATTGCTGCAGTATATTCGGCTTTCTCTCTAAGTGATTCGTTCACGCCACGTATGTCATTAATTGCATCTTTTTCTGCTTGATTAAATGAATCGTATAACTTTTGATTATCAATATTGCCATCTGCGTCAGAGTACTTGTCAAGTATCTCTTGCAACATATCTGAATCACGTTCTCCAAAAGCAGATTTACCTTCGTCAATGTGCTTGATAGTTGCCTTTAAATACTCAGATGCAGGATTAACTTGCTTGCTACCTTGGTTAGAGTCATTCTCAAGCTGAACCATATAAGTCATCATTTTAAACTTAGACATTAACGTTTTATTTGGGTCAAGTTTAAATGACTTAGCAACTTTTTCTTCTGCCTTCTCTAATATGTTTTGAATTTTTTTAAGTTCTGCTTTAAACTTAGCCTCACCTTCAGCCGCTTTACTTAAAATAGAATTAAATATATCTTTTGTTTTATAGTTTCCAAATAATTGGTCTATATTAAATAATGGATTTCTCCTTATCATTTCCTCTATTGCTCCTCTTCTTGTAATCAAAGATTTTACTCTTGAATAAAGACCTGATAACTTGGCAACAACAGCACTTTTAATTGCAGATGTTAAAGTCTTTGCATTATTCTTTGAATTTAATTTCTTTACCATCAAGTATGCATAATGAGGTAAATAGTTATTATTTATGTTATCAATAACTTTTATTAAGTTCTTTAAATCTGTATTGTTTAATTCTTTAACAGCACTTGTTGACAATAAATCCTTCAGACGATTAGCTAATTTACGTTCATCAGCAGTAGCTAATCCACTTGTTTCAACTTGTGTTTTATCTAAAACTTCTAACAACTCAGCTTTTTCTTCTGCAATTTCTTGCTCAGTCATCTTTGTTTTGCCTACCTGAGGAGCAATGTCAGACTTATACTTACGCATAATTTCTGCTTCTTTTTCATCAATAACTTCTTCCTCAACCATCTTATTGATAGTGTCAGCATATTTCAAATTACCGTCATCATCAAATACTTTTCCTTCAAAATAATTAAACCTATCAGCTAATTCGTTTGCTACTGATTGCTCTTCATTTATTTCATTAAGAATTGAATCAACGTCTTTAGTTACTTCCGACTTCTCTTCAAGAGAAAGAACAGCTTGCCTTTGACCAAACATATTTACTAACTCAAGATATTTATCAAGAGAAGTCTCCGGTATAAGCGTTGGATTTATAGAGAATAACTTCTGTAATGAAAGGTTTAATCCATCAGCAATACCAATCTTAGTAGCAATGTTTTTCTTTGCAGTTTTTAATCTACTCTTAGCTTGTTCAATTTTATTTACATACTCGGCATCAGTAAATACCTTAGACATATAATCTACAAAGTTTGACACTGACACTTCATTTAGCATATTTACTTTACCAAATCTTGCTATAACATTAGCCGCTTGGTTAACTGTAATCTTGCCTGCTTTAGCCAAGTCTCTAATCTCATTAGCTAAATCTTTTGCAGCATCTCTTGACAACTCTCTTATCTGCTTGATGACTTGCATCTTTTCTTGTCTTGAGATATTCGTAATATCTTTTAAAGCACCCAATACACGTCCCATTGACACAGAACGTCTTGCAGGTGCCTCCATTTTACTTCTGCCCTCACGCTCCATAATCTTCTTCTGAGCATCATTGGCATTGTCATAAACATCTGAGTTACGGATATATGTATCTACATTTCTTGTAATCTTAGCGTTGTCAACTCCTCTTGATTTTTGGCGAGCAATTAATTCATCTACCTTAATCATTAAGGCATCATATTCTTTTTGAATAGGAGTGATATTTAAAATATCCTTTACCGAATCTTGAGATACATTGTTATCTGCAGACACTCTCTTGATAGCTTCTTGTATTGATATACCTGCATCTACTAAAACCTTAATTGCTTGAAGAATTTTTTTAACTACAGGTAATGCAATACCAAAACTTGTATTTTCTTTACCAAATTTGTCAATATCTTTTATTGCTCTATCAAGAAATTCAGAGCTCTTTTGCAATGTAGTTTTATCATTAGGGTCTAATGCAAGTAAATCATCTACTGTTTCAATAATACCCCCTACTTTTTGAGCAGCTTTTTCTGCAGCTTTTGCTTTCTTTTTAGCAGCCTTATCAAATTCTTTCTTTTGAATCTTATTATAGCTATCAGCAAGTGCCTTCTTAGCCTCTCCTAATGTATCATATCCATCTAAGTTAAGTTGATTTCCTTCTGAATCCTCAACAGTGAAATAGAATATTTTATCCTCGTCTGTTAATTTAGTTACAGTTCCAATAGGGTCTCCATCAGCATTTGTTGCTTCAACAGTTATAGATGACAAGTATGTACTTATTCTTCCACTGTCAGACTCCCTTTCATCTTCTTCATAATCTAAAGCATTATCTTTTGTAAATGCATCCGTCTTTACATCTTTCGCAGTAATTGGTTGAAACACCTCTTCCTCTACTTCTGCAGTTACAACAGCCTTAGTTGGCTTATAATCTATTAAAGATTGAGGAGCCTTGCCATTATTACCTACGTCCCATTCTGATTTGTCAGCAGCATCTACATTCTTTTTAAATGTTTCTACATCCCTCATAAATGACTCAGTAAGTGTAGATTTCGGATTAGTAAACGCATCATAGTATAGGTCGCTTAATCTTGCAGCCTCGTCTCTTAAGTTCTCGTCTACATTAGTATCTCTTTGAATCTCATAGAAATAATGCCCAAGACCATCAGGTATATTCCAACCAAGACGAGCACGTACCGCATCTAATTTTTGTTTAGCTGTAGCTTTTTGTTTGCTATCTCCGGTAAATCCTTGAATACCATCTTTAGCTAAATATGCTTCATTAGTAATCACTTGAATTTCTGCAATGGTACCATTAGATGTACGAATTTCAATAAGTCTTTTTGGGTAACCTAAGTCTGTAGTCTCTGTTATTCTTCTTACTTCATTATCACCCGGATACTTCTCATCAATAATTTTAAATACTTTGTCAGCATTAGCGTCAGTATCTACTACAATATTTACACGTGAACCATCACCAAGTTTTTCTGTAAATGCATTATACCATCTGATAGCTTTAACAGATGCACGCTCAGCACGCTTAATTGGGAATGGAGATATAGATGCGTCAACTTGAGCGATTGCATCTTGTGCAATACCTTCTACCTCAGTCTTAGCGTCTTCGTAAAGTTTTTTATTTGCTTCAAATGTACCTTGTACAGCAGGTTGTACTTTTTTAAGTAACTCGTTAAATCTAGTTTGGTCTTCAGCAGATAATTTCTTGCCTTCTTTTTGTAAGTCTATTTCTTTTTGGCGTAAATCAGCAAGTTCAACAGCAAGTTTTTCTACTTTTGTGGTTGATTCTTGGAACGCTTTAAGAATGTCACTCCTATCGAACTTCCTTGTTGGGTCTTGGGTGCCTTCGTTGGTTGCTCCTTGGTAAGAAGATTTTTGGATGACAACATCTCGTCCATCCACTGCATTACTTCCGAGTATTTCCCCGACTGCATTTGCGGTTGCACTTGACTTTGATTGGAAGTCTTTAAGTTTTTCATTGTATTGTTCATCTTTAGTTAAATTATTTTGTTGTTCTTCTGAAAGAAATGTAATTACTGATACTTTAATTTCATTATTATTTATATTAAATGCATCAACACCACCATTTTCTAACGCTATAGATAGGTCTGCTACTTGTTCGTCAGTTATTGGTTCAGCAAATGTATAAATAATTTGCGGATAATTTTGTAATTTATTTTCATCAAGTTCAGTAAGAGGCATAGCTATATTGCCATTAACCCATTCATCGTGTAATTCAGATTCAGTTTCTAATATAAATGAGTCTTGAGAATACTTTTCTGCAAAGTCAAATAGTAAATCACTTACTTTTTTAGTATCCGCCTGTGGACTAATTGATAAAGTCATATTAAATGATGGCTCAAACTTCTTATCCCATAATCCACGTTTAGTATCTTTAAATTGAACAGCTACACCATCTACCTTTGCTACTGCATCAATAATCTCCTGCTTGGCATCGTTTAATATTTGAGCCTCCGCAGCTTTTATCTTAGCAAGCACTTTAGGGTCTTTCTTTTTAGCATATTGCTTTACAAGTTTATCATAATTCAACGACAACTTCTTAATCCTTTCAGTAAGTGGACTAAACCCACGCACAGTAGCCGGAGTAATAAGAGCAGAGATATCTTTAACAAACTTAGGTGCTTGTGTCTTTGAAGACACTGTTTGAGTAGCTTCTAATAATTTTGGTCTATTTGGTTTTTGTTTTTCATTTATAAATCTTCTTTCAATTTCAGCTAAAACTTGCTGATATTGTTCTTTCAATAATCTTTCTGCATTATTTTTTGCAGTATTACCTTTTAATACTTTAGCCCAATCATTAAGTCTTTTTAATACTTCAGATGGTGGCTTTTTATCAGAATAAAAGTTTTCTTGATTGCTTAAAAATTCATTTCTTTTGCCTTCTTCCATATTTTTTATGGATAATAACATATTAGACGCATCTTCTAAATAAGTAACAGTATCATTTAATTCTTTATCATTTACTTTGTCTGCTATTTGTCTTAAATAACCTACTGTATTTTCTATAGTATTTTTATTTACATTTATTAAAGCAGGGGAATCAACTACAGCAGCTTTTAAACTATAGGTATTTATATTACCTTCTTCATCTACAATATTTTTTATGTTGATATTAACTACTTCTTGCGGTTGCGTAGGAGCGACTTCTTGGGTCCTTGTGGTAGTGACTTGAGGTTGGATGTTTCCTTCGCCCATTTGCTGCAATCCCAATTTTGCTGCTTGGCTGAGTAGCAAGCCTTCATTTGTTGTTTGTTCTTGAATGGCATTTTGTTGAGTGTTTGTTTTATTTGAATCTAAATATTCTTTTACTTTACTTACCGTTTGATTTATAAGTTCATTAGGAGACAAGTCAGTAAATAAATTTTCTTTACGTACTTCTTCGATAATTAATTTAACGCCATCAGCAGTAGATTGATTATTACTAGGTATTACAAAATCAAATACAGATACCCCCTTTCTTCCAAAAGCATCATAAGCCTCAGATAAAATAGATACTTTCTTATCTCCATTCTCTAAAGTTGTATCCTCATTTATTATTGATTTCCCTCTATTTAACTCACTTTGTTGCTCTTCAGTAACCATACCTCTTGGGTCTTGAGGTGCAGTGATATTTTCTTGAGCTACATTCTCAGAGTATTGTAAACCAAAACCGTTTACAGGAGAATGAACTACTATGGTTGGTTCTGCGGTAACTTGAGCAGGTTGAGTAGGTTGAGCAGGTTGAACAGCTTGAGTAGGTTGAACAGCCTGAGCAGCTTCTGCATTAAGATAATCTTTCTTTGCCTCTTCTAATTTTTTTGTTAAGTTATTTAAAAGACCAACATTTGCTCCTTGTGGATTTGCTTCTATTTCTCTCTTGTTTAAATCCAATAAACTATCTATAAATTGAATAGGATTATCTTTTATTTGACTTACAAGATTTTTATCCCAATTAGTTATTTCAAAATTTGGGTCTTCTATTTTTGGAACAAATATTTTTATTAATTTATTTACAGATTCTTCTTTTGTTAAAGCAACAGCTTCTTCTTGTAATTGATTCTCTTGAATATTTTTAATTTGAGTTCTAATTGCAGCCGCTTTATCTTTACCCGTTTGAGTTGTATTACCATCTAAAGCTCTTAACTGTATTTCTAAGTCAGCAATGGCATTTAAACTTGGCTCGTTAAGTTCGGGATTTGCTTGTCTTACTTGCTCTCTAACTGAATGAGTAACAATTTTTTGTTGTACTTGATTGTTAAGCTCAGGATTATTTACTATTTGAATATTAGCATTAGCCAAATCCGCACCACTCAAATTTTGTATAAAAGGAACTGCAACATCAGGATTCACTTTTATTCCACTTATTGTATAAGAAGATGGACCACCATTTTTCATTTGCTCCCTAAACTCTTCAGCTTGTTTCTCTACTACTGCAGCCTCTTGTGTTTTACCTTCTTTCTTAAGTATTTTAGCATTAGCACCCATTGCGTTTAACAAGAATCCAACACCAAAACCTAAACCACCTGATTCACCAACTCCTTCAAATAAATTTTGATTAGTGTTATAAATATCCTTTGCTGTTTTATTAGCATATAGTTGTTGCAATACTTCTGTGGTCATTTCTTCTGTACCACCCACAAGACCTCCAATAGCTTTTGTTTTTAAATAATTAGTAACACCACCTTCCGATGCTTTCTCAAATCTTTTTAAAAATCCTGTAACAGGAATAGCTTCTAAAGCAGAGCCAACAACAGCATTTTTTAGAAATACATCATAAGCCTGCTTATCGGTAGCACCGGCAGCTTTTGCTCTTTCAAATTCTGATTGACCCATTTGTAATCCTCCAACAATTCCAACAGGAGAAGCTATTTGACTCCCTACTGTTTTTAATGCAGTTGCCGCTACACCTGCTGTTTTTGGTGCAACTTGAGCGGCTAATTCAGCCATCTGTAATGCACTTGGTGCTTTTCCTGCAAGACTTATAGCTTTAGATGTTCCTCCTGTAGCTATTAAACCTGCTACATTCCCTAATGCTTGTGAGAATTGGTCAGATACACTACCCTTAAATTTTTCATCTTGTGGAGTAATTTCATCAATTTCTTTGCTCAGATAATTACCAAAATCAACTATTGAAGTATTAAGTGCGTCTTTACCTACACCCCATTGTAAAAATGTACCTAACCCCTTTACAGATTCACTACCAACTTTTAAAAGACCTTTATTAATACCTGCTGCAACGTTACCGGCATATTGGTATCCTTCTTTAATACCTTCACCTACATATTCAGCAGCAGCAACAACACCTTCTTTTGCTGCTGACGCAGCACTACTAACTTCTTCCCCTATTGTCGAAGCAACATTTCCTATATAATCAAGTATCCCTTCGTCCTGTTTTTGTGAAGCCGAAGAACCACTGCCCGAAGAAGATGCCGTAGCGACTTTTTTTTTAACACCAAGTCCAAATTCAGGGAATTGTAAAAACAAATCATTCTCATTTGGATATCTTCCACTATTAGAAGTAGCTACAAAATCTTTTAATGTATTAATATCGTATCCTTTTAATTCAGGAAACTTAGATAATAAGGTAGCATCATCGGTATATTTACCGCTATTAGAAGTGGCTACAAAATCTTTTAATACTTGTTTTAAATCCGGCATAATTAATTATTTTATTTTGTTCTACCTAACCTTGCCACCTGAAAGTGTTCCACCTGCAGCAGCACCATTACTTCTTATAAAGTCCTCAAGTTGTTGTTTTTCTAGTGTAGCCGCACTCTTATCTAAAAGAGAATTATATATATATTCTGCACCATTTGGAGCTACAATTTTAACTTCATTTCCTATTCCTAACATATTTTCATCTACTCTAAATGCAGGAGGTAGTATGCCTTTTAATGCTGCTGCCGACCTTTGAGCAGGAACATCAAATACTGCAAGCGGTATATTTACATTAGCTCCTACAGGTGCTGCAGTTGCTCCTGCTCTTGAAGCCTTAACCGTTCCCCAATCTGCAGCCGTCAATGGTCCGTATGTTTTACCACCGCCTCCTGCTGCATATGCTTTATTTTTATCTGCTTCACCGTGAAGTTCAACTCCTTTAGCTGCAAAATCCATTAAACTAATTGGTTGATTATTTGCATCTCGCATTCCAATACTTCTATTCTTTTTACTATCAGCATAACCAAGTTTTACAACACCCGGAGTAGATAAATCAATACTAAGTAATCCTAAAGCCTGAGCATTTGGAGTACCTAATAATATATCAGCCGCTGCTTGTTTCTCAGCCGCTGTTTTACCTGTGTATAATTGGTTCCAAGCACCTGCCGCTGCTTGTTTAATTTTAGCATCTTGAGCTCCTTGAACCTGCCATTGTTGTGGCTGAGGACCATAAGGAATAGTTCCTGTTTCTTGCATTTCTTTTTTAGAATCCATCTTAGATAATAACTGACTTCTAACCCAATCTTTTGCTTCTTGTTCTTGTGCTTTATAGTTAGCACCTGATTCATCTAAAACAGGAAGACCCGAAGTCTTATCTATTTTTAATAGTATTTTACTAGGGTCTTTTTCATTTTTATCATATGTGAATGATGTAGCGTCATACTTTCCTGTGTTCATTGTTAATACAGAAGATAAGTGATAAGGGTCTGAAAAATATCCATCAATAGTTTGGTCGATTGCTTTATTAAATTGGTCTATTTCAGTTTTAAACTTAGGATTTTTAGCTGCTTCTAATGCACCTATACCCGTTAACTTAGTAATAGTACCTGCTTTTGTTTTAGTTGCAATATCATACAATACTTCAATTCTATCACCAAGACCTTTAACTGTATTGTTCATCGCTTCATCAACTTTAAAAGAAGGGATATTTGCTAGTATCTTTCCTTTAATAACATTAACCGGAGCAACATCATTAGTTAATTCCAACACTCCTGTTTTAGGATTTGGTTTCATTACACCAACATTTATAATTCCTGTTGCAGGGTCAATGACTGCTTTTGATTTTGAGAAATCAGCAAATCCCTCTACAGAAGCCATATTAGCACTTGTCAATGGTTGAAACTCACCACTTTGAACACCTGCCATTTTTGTTTTATAATTCTCTTGATATAATTTTTGTAAATCAAATAATGTATTTGTTCCATCTACATAGTTCTGTCTTCTATAAGTAAAGTCTTGTAACTTCATTTGACCTGACTTCAATAATCTATTGTCAATCATTTGCTGCTCCATTACAGAGTGAGCAAAGTCATTGGTAAACTTATTAGCATCTTGATATTGCCCTTGTGGAGCATTCTCTAAAGTTGTTTGAAATTCACGAGTTGCTTGGTCAATTGCACTTTTCTTTTCTTCACGAATTTTTACTTCGTCTTTAAGCATATCGGATATGCTCTTGCCGACTTCAGCCCAATTGACTTGGCTATTTGCGTTCCGTTCTGCGTAATTATAATATGTTGCCATCAACTAAATGTTTTAATTTCTATTAAAAAATGTTTTTATATGTCGATGGTTTATATGGATTAAATCCATATAAGTCAAGACCTTGTTGTCTTAACATTTTAAGCGTATCAGCATTTTGTTTACTCATAAAATCTTGATATTGCAATCTATCCATAAGACTAACTTTGCTAAAATCTGTTCCTCCAATTGTTCCTAATGATGCAATTTTTGCCTGAGTTTGTTCAGGAGTTAACTTATCTTGCCTTGCTGCCATATCTTCAATTCTATTAAATTGACGAGCACTTGCAGACTTTTCATATAGTGGAGCAAAATTTGAAAGCTGATTTGCCATACTTGTTACACCTTGGAATCCTTGTTGAGTAGCTTGAGCACCTAACTCTGCTGCATTTGCTGCCGCTTGTTGAGCACCTGATACTTCCCCTAAATCTAACTGAACACCAATATCACGAAGACGACTTTCTTCTGCTAATTGTTTATTCTCTAAATTTGTTAACTCTTGACCCATTGCAGTTCTGATTCCCGCTTGACCTTCTTGTTGTGCCATTTGAATACGACCTGCTGTTGCTGCCGCACCTCTTTCACTTTCAACACCTGCTTGAATAGCTTGAGCACCTTGAGAAAGTAATGCCTCTCTTTCTAACTCATAAGGTTCTTTTTTGATACCTTGTTGAGCATAGAAGTTTGTTTCTAGTTTCTTACGAGCCTCTTGCATAGCTTCATCGGCATCACGCTCAGCTTGACGCTGTGCACTTTTTTGTTTGCCTGCTTGCACAAAAGACATTGTAGTAGTAGCTGCTGTAGCTGCTAATGCTGTTGCTGATGCAATTGTAGTAAATGCTGCCATATTATAATACTTTTATCATTTCGCCTGTATAAGAATCACCTTTAACGTATCCAAGGTCCTCGTACATTCCTATAAGACTTTCATTTTTAATTAATGCGTAACTATATTTATTACCTGCTGTCTTGCATATATCTGTCAACGCTGACACCAATAACTTAATGGCGTCCTTTCTTTGTAGTTTATTGGTATATTCCTTGTTTGATATTATCCAATCTACCCAAGCTACTTTGGAATTAGTAAGATACATAAATCCGGCACATACAGGCGTTTGGTCATCATAGATAATTATACCACCCTTGCCATCATTAGGAAGAAAATCTCTTTGAGGAGGCTCCCATCCCCACTGTTTCCACCATCCTAGAAGAATATCATCGTAGTCGGTGTGTGTCAGTTCTCGTATATACAATTCCATATTCTTACAAAGATATTAAATTTAAGGAAAACTTTTCATAACTTCTGACTGAACCGCAAACAATTCTATTTTGTCATTAGATGTGTTAGTTATACTAAAGGTACAATAATGTCCTAAGACTCCGTGAGACTCAGCTACCGAATTTTTAATATACAAGAAAAACGCATCCTGAATAGGTATAGGGCTAGTATAAGGTATTGTCGTATCTATGGTCAATTGGTTTACAGAGTTTGGCAAATCGACTGTAATAGCCGTTACCTTGCCTGCTAGAATAGGGGTAATATAAGGAGGTAAAGAGTAGTATAGATAATCTCCAACGCTAATAATACTTCCTATAGAAACGCCAACTACAAATTTAACGACATTGCCACCTGTAACTTGATAGCTTTTACCTATTCCGTTGACACTTCTAAGAGCGAGTTCACCTACTGAATTATTACGCACAAAAGCAAAATAAGAGGCTTCTTTCTTTTCAAACCAACTTTCTTCTATAAAACCCGAGTATTGCAAGTCAGTTTCTAATGCTGCTGCCCACTTGGCATCCCCTTGCAGGTTGATTGTCTTAAAGAGTTTGTTCTCAAGCGGTGCTGTATTAAGCACACTTTGCAAAGTAGTAGGTGTAAACGCATCTGCCGGTTGGCTTATTTTAACAAACCAAGGCTTATAGAATGTGTTTCTTTCACTATTTACGTTATGTCTATATAGGTCTCCTCCCTTAAATGTATAGAAATAATTGTTCATTCCTAGCATCCAATCAGGATAAAAGGAATAGAAGGATACCCATCCTCCAACCATATCACTATATGTTAATGTTTTATTTGGCATATTTATTTATTTTATACACATCCTGTATCACAGAGTGAAATTGTATCTAAAACCAATACCGTTCCTAAATCTCCGCTAAGAACGGTATATACTGAACTAACTAAACTTGTAACACCATCAGCACAGCTTGACTCATCTATTATACCTGTGCAATAAGCATTTGCCTTTCCACTTCCTCCGCTACACCCACTTGTAGATATCTCGACATTAATTGTATCGCCAACATTTAAAAGTATGGTTCCACTTGAATTAAAGTTTACATTTTCTGCCAATACACTATTAATATATAAATCCATAGTTCCTGTTGCTCCTCCTGATATTGTATAAGACCAAGCTAATGAAGCACTTCCTACAGGTGGAATACATAGTTGTTGAGGAAGTAATACACCATCAACTTGTTCTCTTGATATAACCCCATCCGAATAGAACCCATCAGCAGCTAATACTAATAAATCTGCATCCGAGAATACTGCAGTTGCAGATGCTAGCGATGGAGCGTTTAAATAATATGTTGAACTTGTTGCCATAATTTTATTTTTACTAATTTTTAACCACAATTAAAACATACATCATCAATATCTATATCAGAATAACACAAAGTAACCGGAACTGATTGCCTAAAATCCCATATCAAATATAAATAATCTTGAGTACTTGGTACCGTGAAATCTGCATAATTGTATGAACCTCCTCCTTGATTAGGCGTAGCTGTTGTTGCTAGTCCTAATAAAGTATTCAAATCCGCACTATTATTATCATAAAAAGTATTTGATACGTGGTATTTAAAACTATCATTAGTAGCATTAAACACAAAAGTATCTGTTGCAAATTGATTTGAAATTAAGGAAACAGTACTTCCTGAAGGAGGAAATGCACCTGTGCCTACATAGTCAGATGTTACATTGTATCTTGATACAAGAGGATTATTTGTTCCTGAAACAAAAGTTACAAAACTTGATTGTAATGGAGAAACATAAGAACCATCTACATATCTATATTGAGTATGAACAGTTTCTCCTGATTGGTAATCGTTTGTCAAAACTATTTGAACAATAGTTAACTGATTAGCTTGGGAACAATTAGGAAGTATGTTTAATACCATATCCCCTGTATAATTAATAGTTATTGTTGCAGTTTCTGCTGATATACTGTCTTTATTAAATGTAAGTGTTCCATCAGTACTAATCCATCCTGTAGTATCAGTTGAGCCATCATAATCAACTATTATCTCAAATTCAGCTCCTTCACTAATACTTGTTAAACTATAGTTAATATCAGTTATTCCTACTGTAGGACCAAAGTCAACACAATATACAAATGTTTTAATTTCTTCTGCCAATGTACTTAAAGTAAAGGCTTGAGAAATACCACAAGATAAACAACTTGTATTATATGGAAGACTTCTTGTATTGCTTGATAAAACATACTCGTTCATATAAGGGTCAAATCCACCAAGTTTTTGAGTATTAAAACTTTCGTTAAAATTATCTCTAAACCAAGTTCTCATATTCATTTCAGAAATAACTTTAAGTTCTTCATTAGAATATGAATTACCACGAAGCTGTAAAACAACTCCACGTTTTACATCTGTAAAATATCTATCGTATCCCCATTGAACATAACTCTCAGGATTAAAACTAATTCCATACTTCTCAGTACGAGCAATCTGAGTTCCTAATACCTCAGGAACAGATGTAACCGCACCACCACCTGTAGAGTCAGATAATAAATTCTTACCTGCTAGTACATATGATATTTTATCTTCTTGAAGTGTTAGCACATCAGTTTGTCTGCCATCCAATATAAATATTTCTCCAAAAGAACTTTCTAAATGCTTATAGTTAAGCAATCCTAAATTAAATTCATTTAGCTTATTTACATTTGACTCAGCATTATAAATACCACTATATGTAATATCAGAAAGTCTATCAGACGCTTTGTAGTCTTGAGCAGATACGCTTGTAACTCTATTGCCAAAATTAAATGAATTGCCAACAATTGAGTCACGAATCTTATAACTTTCTGCTCCATTTCCAAAACAGAAACAGTTAAAAAACTTAGTGTCAATGATAGCAGGTATTCCGCTTGCAATATCTTGGTTTTGAATGTTACCCATATGGTTACCATTCACAATTTCAAATGACATTTCATTTTCAAAGAATACATCAGGTAACGCTTCACTTGGCTGAGTCTCAAATATAATTGTCTTATCAGAACGGAATACAGTAATATTAACCTCAACATCAGATGCACGAGCGTTTGGAGACCCAATACCCGTACAAGGTAATGTACCTGTTACCATCAACTCTAATTGATTGGTGCTTGTGTTTCTGTAAAACTTATAGTAGTTAATACATAAATCCGTTAATATATCTCCTGCAGTATTAGTAATAGTAGAAATAAATTCATTAGTAGGAGTACATTGACCTTCTCCTGCATATCTTGGTCCATCATTTAAAAATTGCTCAACATTATCCCCTACCCACCAATCATACATATTGTCATAATCATTGGAAGCAATTAAAGTTTTTTCTAAAGAACTTCTTCTTTCCTCGCAACTAGCACCTACACCACCTCTTGTTTGCTTAAAATTCAATAGAATCCTACTTCCTGCAGGAATGCTATAATCAACCCAAGCGGATGTAGCAGTATCATAGCGATTCATTGGATAGTATAAAATAGGAGCAGCTCCTGAACCTCTTGGTGCTCTTTCAGTAATTTTACCCGGAGCAATAATTGCTAACTCGTCTTGAACGATATTAAAACTATTTGGGTTAATCTTCATATATACGCCTGCAGGTATTGGTATCAATACCGTTGGGTCTAATTGACTTTCAATCTCAATAAAGTTTGATGCTTGCGATTGCTTTTCAAGTACAGTTGCATATACGCAAGATGTGGTTGCTCCATTAGAGTCAGCCTTAACAATCAATCTATCTCCAACCTCAACTTTCCTTGCATTCTCTCCTTCAAGTAAAAAATAAGCATTATTTGTCAATGGGTCCTCAAAGAATATGTTACAATAAATTGTCTCATAATTTTCTTCGTCAGGCTTAATAACAAATTTATATCTTGTTGCCCAAGCCGGAGGATGTTGTTCTGAAGGTATTGATACTTGAATAGAATTTTTAAATGCAGATAATCCACAAGGTACGTGCTCTGTATTATAAGGACTAACTAATGCTGTTGTTGCTCTATTAAATTCATCCATATAAACTATACCAATCTCGTAATCTCTATTACTATGCAAACTTTGAGGGTTTGCTATTTCTTGGAATGTAGCCTCTGCAAATGTAACTTTATAGTATTCATAAAAAGTTTGAGTAGGCGTAACAATATTATCTACATATCTCATTGCAGGAAACTGTAATCCAATTACACTGCTTGCCGGACTTGTTATAATTAAAACAGGTTGACCTACTGCACTTATTCCACTTCCATTTTTTATAAATGCATCTAAATTGTTAGGAATAGCACAGTTAAATGAATCTGTAAATGTTGTTCCTGTACAAGCGGTTGATACCGGTTGTATATTAGCTGCTGTTCCTATAGCGTTTTGAAACTCAACACTTGTTGCTAATTCATAAACAGATGCATATGTAGTTGATAAGAAAAACGCAAAGTTTAATCTTATTGTATTTGTAGTCTCTGTAGGATAAGGGGTTGTTCCTGAAAACTGAGAGTGAATAATAGATACGTCTAAGTTAATTGCAGAACCTGAAACTAAACTTTGTCCCGCTAAGTCAAATGTAACTGTAGCATCTGTTATATTAACACTTCCATTAATAGTATAACTACCTGAATCAAGACCATCATCAATGTTAGTATTCCCTACTTCAGTTGATACCAAGCTAGTAGTATATTCTAACTTTATTGGGTTTGACATTGAATCTAATAAGTCATATCCTTCTACATAATTTCCGTACATTAATCTATTGCCCATAATAGTTTGAGCCTTAGCATATCTAGGTACGTTGTCGTATAATCTCAATAACTCAGACTCGGGTAGTATAGTAAATATTTTACTATTACTAAATGTAAATTGATATTCTGTATTGTCTGCTAGACCTAAATTACTTTTGTCAAGTTTTTCAATAACCTTAATCACATTACCATCTGACCTTTTAAATAACAAATCAATACCAACCACAAGCGAACTGCCTGAGTTGTATGTAATGATTGCAGAGTTGCAGAAGTTAGTCATACCCTCATTAAGAAAACTCTCAACACTAAAGTTAAAAGGATTAGGTACAAATGAAGGTTGAGACCATTGAGAGGTAGCACTATACTCCCCATCAATATATTGGTATCTATAAGCAAAACAAATAAATCTTGTAGTCAAATAGTTCTCTTGTCCATTTGTCACAATTGGTTGAACTGCAGGAGATTCTACCGGTGGTTTTTTAATTACAAGTAAAGACTCTGCTGTTACTTGGTCTATATCTGCAATAGGATTAGGATAATTCCTTCCTATGTTTATAAATCTTGGAGCATTATAATCATCTGTAAAGAACAATAAATTGTTCAATATATCTACCCCTGTAATAAGATAATTTTCGTTAAAGTTTAACACGGTATTAACATCTCCGCCATCATTAATACTAATTACGTGATACGTTAATATGTTTGTAAATATATTAAAAGAAACAATTAAATCAAGTTTTCCTGTAGCTCCTATAGGGAAATTAGAGTCGTGTACAAACCAATAAATAGTCTCGTTAGCACTATCCTCAATGGCACCAATACATCTTGCGTCAACACTTAATGGAGTACCATCAGTGTACGTTAACGAAGTAAGAGGAAGGTTCCCCTTTGTATTTTCAATTACTCCAACCTCTGAGTTCTCAGTTGAACCCATTCTAATATTCATAGCGTCAATGTACTCTCCCTCAGGAAGTAAACGTTGGTCCACTATTTTGTTCATCCTACCCGCTATAAAGTTTCTTGTAAAATTTGCCATTTTATTTTATTTGCTTGTCCATACCTCTCATATTCATTAAGAGTCTACCCGGATGAATGTTACTAATTCTTATTTTAGCATTGTTTAACAAAGCCTTTCTTTTTTTACGAGAACGAGCAATGATATACTCTTGAACACCAAGTTTAGAACTTAGTATTTCGTACTCAATTGCTGCATAAATATATGCCTCAAATAACTTGTTTACCGTAATCAAAGAATTATCTCCTTGCTCCATACCATCAGATACGTACTCAAGAATACAAGATAATCCTGACATTGGCGAATCAAAGTTAATAACTCCTGCTTTTCTATCAATATTAAAAGTTGGATTAAAGTTTGCTGTTTCTGTATTTAAACCATAAGCAGTTCCAATGTTACCTTCAAAATACCACATTCCATCATAGTTCCATCCTAACTCACCATTAAACTGATTGCCTTTGTTTAAATAAATACTCTTCTTAATTTTACTTAATCTATCATAGTCAATCTCAGAATACTGAGGACTCAATGCGTTGCCATCTTGGTCAAATAAAATACGACCTACATTATCTTGAAGATAAGCCCTAGATGAAAGTGTTTGAATATTTTCGGATAATGGTCTTAACCAACCATCTTTATATAATGAAACACGAACCCAATTGACATAGTCAGATGGGAGAATAAATCTTAAGTTATCAGGTACAGTCAACTCTAATACTTTAATTTCTTTAAAAGCATCATAGTTTAACTCTTGAATTGCACGTTTTGCGTGGAATAATACCTTATAACGTTCTTCGTTATTTACTAATGAATGGTTTCCTGCATACATTAGCAAGAAGTTGTTTACAATATCCGTAAGACTTATAAACTGATAAGACCCCCAATTTTTATCTTCGGGTACCACACCTCCATTCTCATAATATTCATACTGTGATATATATGCCATATCTTAAATTTTTTATTGTTGCATACTGAATGTAGGCTGTTCGTGTTGTTGTTCTACCATACCAAATTGAGTAACCTCATTCTCACGAATAGAAATACCTGCATATTCAAGTATCTTAGTCACTAATTTATACTCATCTTCAGGAGGCAATTCAAAATCTTGATAGTCAGATTGTGATTGGTCAAATACCGGTTCTCCATTAGCCAATGTGATATAGGTCCATTTTGGAACTTTAGGATACCTAAAATAGGTTGCTTGCACCTGACCCTTGTTACTTATTGTTGTAGGATAGAAAGTTAATTCTGTGCCTTGTAATGCGTAAACAGGGAACTCTTTAGTTGGTTTAGTTAAATTAGAATTAAGTAATAAAGAAAGTTTATTGTTAATTACCTTTTCCGCTTGAACAACAGTAGACGAAGAAAAAATAGCGTAAGCATTTGCTGAAGCTAAAAATATATTTGAATCTAATGCTAATACAGTATTACTAACTACCGATGTTACAGTAGAAACTAAACCTGTTGTAATATTAGTAACAACGTCTCCTGCTGAAATATCATCTGATAAAAACGTAGCAGTACTATCAACTAACTGATTACTAACTACGGATGTATTTGTTCCTGCCTTAAGAGTAACCGGCTTACATTTAACATCCAATAACATATAAGTATCATAACCTGTAGTTGTAGGTGTAGGCATCGAGAATTTATTAGCAGAAATTTTCCATAAATAATCTGTACGTAAGAAATACTCTAACACCTCAGCAATAGGTTGCTCAATGTCGGCATAATCTACTCCTGACATACGAGCATTTTCAGAATTTATAACTTTGTTATAACTACTGAAGTATTCCTCAAAAATTTCCATCTGTGAGTTTTGAGCAAACAGATTAAAATCAGAAGGAGATATGTATCCATAGTTGTTCTTATTCACTATAGACAACACTGCATTTCTTACTGAGTTTATCATTAGTTCTTTTTTTTACAAATATACGTAAAAAAAAAGAGGGCACAATAAGTGCCCTTCTTTCCAATCATCAATCAATAATCAGTATTTACTAACCTAAAGTTGCTTCTAACATCTTTAGAGAGTCTATACCCTCATCGCTCTGTAAGAAGTGGGCAACCATCTCATATGGGTCTTCTCCAAACGGAACGGATAACATTTTCTTTTTGTTGGTGGCGGTATTAAACCATACCTCTTTCTCACCATTTCTTAATATCAATAATTTGTTCTCAAAGAATAAACGAACCTTGGCTTGAAACTTCAATTCAGGGTCATTTAATATGTTTAAGAACTCTTTTGGGTCTTTTTTAGCAAACACCAATATATCACGCTTTAATTCTGCAGTAGATACGGTAGATGGGTCTTTTCCAAACATTACCCTAGTAAGGGTCTCAATTTGGTCAAGGCTTAATTGACGAGCTTCCACTAACGCTTCAATCTCTAAAGTCAAATCATCAACCTCTTCTGCTGCATCTTTCTCTTTATCTACTTCTGTGAAAATCATTCCATTCAAAGGATGGTAGTGCAAGAATTGCTGTAATACAGGATTGTTCTTTGGAACTCTTAAAAAGCCATCTTCAAAGATTATAGGCTCAATAATGAAGTTTCCGTCTTGTTCGTCCTCAAATGGGGACTTTTGGTTAGATGCATATCTCAATGCACGGTTCACATTATTTTTCTCATCATACCACATTAGCGGGAATCTTGGATGATTTCTTGATGCTAATGTATAGGATAAAGGATTTCCTATTTTTAATTTGTAGACCTTGTCTACAGCAGTTATACTCTTTGCCATTTTTTATTTAATTTAATTTGATTTTAAAAAAAGGAGAGTGTCTTTGAAGACACCCTCCCCTATATTTACTAACTATTATCCATAACGGAATAATACGAAGTTGTTTGCACCCAAGGTACATACGCAACGCTCAGAAAGGAAGTTTACCTCCATTGCATCCAAGTCGCTAGTAGCAGCACCACCGGCAGAACCTGTAATCCAAGTCTTGTATCTTCTATCCTCAGCCTCAGAAGCACGGTATCTTACGTGTAAGAAAGGACGCTTAGCGTTCTTACCCATAATTTGGTCGTACACTGAAGTAGAACCTGCAGGAACCATCAAACCTGTGATAGTACCGGTTGCAGTTGAAGCAGTAGTATTTAAACCACCACGCATTGTTGGGTCGTTTAAGTATTTCCAATCAGTTTTGTAGAAATCATAACCTCTACGGAAACCTGAGAAACCTAAGTTTAACGCCATATCAACATCGTTATCAAAAAGACCATAAGAAGCAGAATTAGACGCACCGCTTGTAGCGTAACCGTTTAATGTAGCTAACATATTGTCAATATCAAAACTTAATCCACGATTTACGAATACTACGTTCTCTTCGATAGCACCTTGCTTATCTAAACGAGAAACGATATCATCCCAATCAGTCAAAGTTGTTGGAGTACCACCACCCCAAACGTTACCACGATTGTTTACTACGTAGAAAATACCTTGAGAACCAATGTATCCTGCAGTTGCAGCACCTGAAGAAGATGCAGCAGGAACTGCTTCAATCATTGCAGTCTCTAAGTAATCCTCAAAACGTAAACGAGTTTCGTGCTCTGATTTCAAATACCACAAGTATCCTGTAGCACCGTTCTCAGTAGTAACTTCAACCCAACCGATTTGAGCCATATCAGAACCATTAACCGCATATTTATCTTTAATGATAATAGGGTTGTTGCTGTAGATATCATCCTCAGACTCTAATGAACCAACCATTCCGTTAGTTCCTTTTTTGAACTCAGAACCGTAAATGAATACAGTACAAGCTGTAGAAACTGCGAATGCTTGACCTGCAGTCTCATAGTAAGCTACTGTGAAAGTAGTTGCTGAAGGAACTGCTGTTACGATAGCCTTGTTGAAAACACCTGATGTATTGTTTTGAATCATCAAAGTTTGTCCAACACGGATAGCGATATAAGTTACACCACTATCAGCTACAGTGAAAGTTGCTGTTGAAGCACCTGCTGCTGCTGCTGAAGTACAACTTGTGTACTTGATGTGTAAACGTCCTTGTTCTGCCCATTTGATTTGGTCAGAATTAGACGGCATCTCTGCTCCTACCATACGTAAGAAAGATGCGATTGTTCTATTACCATAACGCTCAAATTCTTTTTCATAAGTATCAGGAAGATACTGATTCAAGAAGTTAAAGTTGGTAATGTAGTTTGTCTGTAACGCTACCTGTTCTGCAGAAGGTTGCAGGGCATAGGTGGGGTTATTTAAAAGTGCACTTGCCATTTTTTTAAATTTTTAATTGTTTTAAACTTTTTTTATACTGCGTATTTTCAGGTTTCTACCTGAATCAGGGTTTACAGCCTTTACCTGAAATCCATCGTTTGATTTACTAACTTCGGGAGCTTTTCTATCTGACATATTGATGTTCTTGATTTTACGAGTAACATCATCAGTAGCATCAGCCATTCCTTGTTCATAAAAAAACTTAGCAAATTTCTCAGGATGCATTGCTATAGACAATGACCTATGATAGCCTTCTGCGTCTTTCATTAAACCTTGCTCATCTAAAAACTTATTAATAAAGTTTTGTGGTGTAGCTTGATTCTTTTTTAACTCATTAGCGTCTCCCGGAGCAAACGTGAACTTCTTGTCATTAACATTGAACTCAAAACCTTTGAACTCTCCGCTAAAAACATCATTCGTCTTTTGGTCAAACCATTGACGTTTACGATTGTTTTCCTCTTCTATGGTCTTTGCCTGTTGGGTATATTGCTTATAGCTTTCGTATACTTCTTTTTCTTCATCCGGAACGAATCCCATTCTTGACTCAAGTGGCATTTTGTATTGTTCCTTTTGCGAATTAAAGTATTTCTTGGCTTCAGCAAGAACTTTCTTTTTTGCGATTTTTGCTTTTTTAACGGTTGATTCATCGTCTAACTCAGGGTCAAACTTATACTCATCCATTAACGTCTCAATGTCATCATCATCAAGACCTTCCTGTGTGGAAGAAAGGTATTCTTTAAGCAATTGGTCAGGGTTCATTTTTTCGAAGTCCTTTCCTAATTTAACAAAGTCTTCAAACCCACGTCCTGTATCTTGCTTATATTTCATAAAAGCAGCTACATCTTCAGGTAATGACTCAGCTTCTTTACGCTCAGCCACTAATTCATCCAATGAATTAATCTGCTTGTTGTATCTTTTACCAATATACGAAAGAACATCTTCGTCTTTTAAGTCAACCTCACTTTGCTGTTGTTCCGGTTCTTGTATTTCCGGTTCAATCTCTTGTTTGGTTTCTTGACTTAACGACTCTTCGTGCTTGTCAAGTAATTGTTGTTCCACTTCTTGAACACTCTTTGGTTCAATTATGTCTACGGCTCTAACTTTTAATTCCATTTGATTTAATTTAATTTATACAAAAATAGATAAAAATTTCGACATTTTATCGAGGCTCAAACTCAGCTAAATCAAACCCATCCAAGCTATCCTCATTTGACTCAAAAGTCATTGGAGGTAAATTGTTTTTTCTTTGATTAATTAACTTAGATTGCTCGGTATTTTGTTGGCTAATTCTTTTTGCTTTTGCATCTTCTTTCATTTGCTCTCTCTTAGTTAAATTCCCTACTTCCATACCGTGTAATTGCATATTATATTGGAACTCTTCACGCATTAGATGAGATTTCATTTCTGCCTCTTTCTCCATTTTCTGAATATCAAATGCCACCTCTGCTTGCTTAATCTGCATCTTAGCCCTTGCTTCCAACTCAATCTTTTGCATTGCAACTTGACCCGCCATTTCTTGAGCTTTTAGTTGTTGCTGAGACATCATCGCTTGTTTTTGCATCTCATTCTTTTCTAAACGCTCTTGAGTTTTAATACGCTTCATCTTCAATAACTGATTAGCAAGTTTAATATTTCGAATCTCACGGATGTCAATTGCGTCTTCAAGGTTAATGTCACCTTTAGATAATGCCATTTGGATATTAGCTTCAAGCTGTGCTTTTTGCTCTTCATCAGGCGAAACCTCAATGAATATACCAAAGTCGTAAATATAAAGGTCTTTTATGTCTTCTAAAATAGACACATTGTATTTGCCTATCTGATTAGTGAACTCTTCTTTAAAATCAGAATATTGTAAAATATCACCAATCCTATAAGTAAGAGCCTCAGCTAATGAACGATAAACGAACAATGAACCATCAAGGATATGTCTTGTAGCAGTATTAGAGTTTAATGCAGCTAACTTTTGTAATCCAACTAATGCATTAGGGTCAGGAGTAGAACCATCTCTTGCTTCGTTAAGACCGGTAACAGACCTAATCATATCAATGTAATGGTTCATATTAGTAATCAACATCTGCGTTTTAGCAGCACCTGAATTAGAATTTAACTGAGTAATAGGCACTCTTGCATTGTTAAAATCACCATCTTGAGTAAAACTTCTACCAATTACACTACCCGTTTGGAAATATAATCTTAAAGCATCCTCAGGATTATATGCGTTACCTGTACCCAAATCAATCTCACTTAGACCATCAGCATCAATAAAGACACCATCAGGAACAGTACGAGCAATAACTTGTTGCAATTTTAAATGCGTAATTTGAATTAAGTCAGCGAATGGTATCATTCTGCGACATAATGATTCAATAACCCCTTTGTACATACGTGGAGCACACGCTACATAGTTTGGTAATGCGTGTTGAGATGCTGACTTAGGACGAACCATATTCTCAGATAATCTCCATTGCAAAATAATATTGGTACCCATTACCATAATACCTTCATACCAAACATCAATTGTTTTCTCAATCTTCTCAAAGTTACCTTCCTCCATCATCTCAACAGGAGGATTGAAAGTCTCATCTTTCTCAATAACACGAGAACCACCACCTTCAAGGTTTTTCTTTTTGTAAACTACTTTCTTAGTAGTTTTATAATTAAAATACATCAAAGTACAAGTATCACGATAGAACATACTATTCTCATAGAATTGTGCTACGTTATAATAATCGTACCAAGATTGGCTATATTGCGTAATCTCTTGTAAATCTTCTCTTGTTAAAGATTGGTCAATCTTCATTAACTCTAATACAGGAAGTGTTTTAATTTCTCCCCAATAAAAACAATCTTTAAAGAATGGGTCTTCTGTATAACTATAAACAATATTGGCAGGGTCAACGTATGAAATCTTAACTCCTGTACCTTGTAAAAATTCGTGTTTTACAACTTCAATACCAATTACCGTTGCATCGTAATCAAGTCTTTTTCTTAAATCATCATAATGATTATCGTCAAAAATAGTATTAATCGCTTCTTCTTCTGCAATCTCAATAGCAGGCTTATAGTTAAGCTGCATATATAATGACAATTCTTCGTCAGTCTCAGGTAATTTCTCAGGGTCCATCATAAAGGTATCTACACCTGTTTTATCTTTAATGGTAGATAAAATATCTTTTGATACCATTTGAGCCTCAACCATATCCTGATACTTACTTCTTTTAGATTGCGACATTGCATCTTGTGCATATGCCTTAACTTTAAAAAGTCTATCTGACATTCCATTAACAACAATGTCAACAAACTTTGGTATAATAGGAACAGGAGTCCAATCTAAATTTAGATAAGACAAATCCCCATCAATAGCCAATTCATTTTTATATTTAGAAATAGGCTGTTCTCCTCTTGCATACAATCTTAACCTACGGAAATCTCTCCATTGGCTATAATATCTACAAGAGTTTCCGTCTTTTCTAAACCACTCATACTGTATTGCTTGCCCTATTTGTAAACCAAAGGACTCTGATGCTTTTTCGGCATCAGTTGCCATCTGACTTGGGAATGATACAGCGTTTATTGCTATTGCTAAATTTTTCATCTAATCAATTGACTTGTTGTTCCTTCGTTTTTATACTTAGCGAAGTTAATAATTAATTTTGATTCTTTTTTCTCCGGCATATATAAATGCTTCTGATTAGCCATAATACACAATCCTGAGCTAATAGAAGCATCAAATCTTGTTCTATCATTTATATCAAATCGTGCCCAATCTTCAAGAGTTCTTGTAAATGGCATTGTCCCCATTTCCTCCGGGTCCCTATATTTTGCTTCCAAATCCAATCCTACAAACTTTTCAATATAAGATTCAATAGCAGATGCGTGTGCTTGTTTTACATCTTCTGATGAGTTTGGAATACCTCCTAACTCACGCTCAGTCTTTGTTAACTTAGCCATTTGCTTATCCGGTCTATTAATAGAAAAACCTCTATATCCCCTATTTTTAATATGGTACAAAAGTCTTGGCTTGTTATTCTCTACTAATATAGGCATTCCATAGAATACGCACGCCATTAAAACTTCTTCAAAAAATATTTCCGCTGTTTGTGGACGAGCAATATACTCTAAAAAGAATTGGTTAACAGGAGCGTCATCCATATGAAACTTAGTCATACCGTGCAGTGCACCATTAGAACCACGTCCTCCAACTACGGCTGAAATATCATAAGAGTCACAACCAAATGAACCAATGTGCTCATTGCCGGGATATTTAATACCATTGCGAATATGCACATTGTTCTGCATATGCTTAGGGGGTGCCCAAGCAATATTAAACCTACCACGAGTATCAGGAGTCCATATCACTTCAGTATCTTTAATCCCATCCTTCCACGAAAAAGACCCACGAGTAAGGTAATGTTCCTTAATCATTGAGTCATTATAGTCAATCTGCTGATATAGTTTAGTTAAATTAAATAGAGCCTGCTTACTTTCATCTCTAAATGCGTGAGACTCCGTACGTGGGAACTGACGATAAAACTCGTTTAGTGCGTCAGCATCATTCTTTAAAGAGTCCACTTCAGCCTCCCAATAGTCAATGGCTCCATTTGTAATCCAATTGCCATCCACGCCCATTACAGACTCGGCAGGCTTGTTGAATACAGGATGACCATATCTATCAATAAACCCTTCCATATTCCATTCCATCGGAATAAAAAGTGCATACAGACCACTTTTTGTTTGTCCGTTGGCATTACGAACCTTTACGTTTGAGTCCTCGTAAATGTCTTTATAGTTTTGTCCTCCTTTTGAAAGTGCATTTGAGGTTGAACCCATCATACACTTGCCAATAATTTTACTACCTAAACGTAAACAGGTTTTAGTTACACGCCAATTCTCCTTAATATTTACAGGCTTAGTCCACTTTGCAGACTCATCGTGAGCCAAAAACAATAACTTCTCTCCATCATATGAGTTGTCTTCTGTATTTTTCCAATCTATTGATGTATCTAATCCGTCAATTTCATTGTCATTAGACTCATACATATTCTTCTTGGTAATCTTAGATGCAGGAACTCTAAACGCCAATTCTGTCTTTGGCTTGTCCATACCATCCATCACAGGTTTAAAAAAGAAAGGTAAACGGCTATTGATAGGCACAACCTTGTCTGTAAACATTTTTTTAGCATCAGCACCTGTCTTAGATAGAATACCTATACGTGCGTCACGTGCAAGCGTAGCTACATTGATACACTCAGATGATGACATAAATGAAAATCCCGAACGTCTAATCTTTAAATATATCATACCGAATGACCTTGGGTCAGCACGACAGGCTTCCCAAAATATCCAATATATTCTATTTGCTTCACGAAAGTCAGGGTATCCTATGTCAATGCTTGACCATTGTAAATACATATAATGAGAACCGGTTATGTAGGTCTTAACGCCATTGTTCATAAACCAAAAACCTTGTTCTCGGTAATCAAACTCCTGCTCAATATAATCTACCCAACGGTCTTTAAATTCTTTTGGCTTTTCATTCCATTGGAATATGGATTGGATTTTAAATAATTCTCGGGGAAGTTCTTGACGTTCCCAATATTGTTCAGCCTTAGAGGAGTGTCTTTGAAGACACTTTTCAGGTGCAGCAGGAAGAGCAATTAGCAATCCTTCTATTTCTATTATTTGCCCTATCTGTCCGGTTTTTGAAATAACAACAACATTATATTGGTCATTATATCCATATAGCCACGACCTCACTCTATTTTTGTTAGAGATGACGGCAGCCGGTATGTGATTTTCAACTACACGGTATAGACTATTGTTTTGACCTTCTTTCTGCAAATCCTTGTTTTGTATCTGTTTTACTTATTCCCTTGTCTGCGGAGTCAAGATTTTCTTTCTCTGCTTCTATTCTACTTAGTATCTCAAATGCATCAAATATGGCTAATTTCTTAGCCGCTGCTGCATTCTTCATTTTATCTGCTGATACATCTGTATCTGATTCAGTATTTATAATATCTTCCTCAGCTACCTTTACAAGGTGGTTAACAGCTTTGTATCCTGCTTCAATAATTCGTAGCTTTATTTCCCTAGTATCTTTCATTACTTTGCCTTTAAAAAGATTACCTGAACTAATCGAGCGTCTTCTGCTTGTCCAAAGTTATGGAATAAAGTTCTTGAGTGAGGAGCATCCGAGTTGAACGCTATCATACGATTGAATTTAGAATACATTGTAAGCAATGGCTTTCTATCATCATCATAAACAGTTGTCCCATCATCCTCAGGTGCGTGCTCGTTTAAATAAAGCAAGCAAGTAATATCTCCCATCATCTCGTCCGTATGTATAAAATTCGGTTCTTCTTGGTTCAATGGTGACTTACGAATAAAATTTAAACCTACTTTATAACCAATAAATAGTTTAGTGACATATTTGGCAAACTCATCGTTGTTGTCTCTTGGCTGAATGTTTTTGAAAGTGTATTCGCCATCTGCCACGTCTTGAAACCCGTGCAAGTGTATATCAGATACATAAGATAAAGGGTCTTTAATAATATTGTCGAATGTAATTAGATTCATATTTTCATTGTTATTTGATGGTCATACATCCTATATAACTTTTCATCATCTACCGTAAACTCATATTCGCTATCAGGAGAAAAGCATACCATATCTCCTGCATTAATCCCACGTTCAAGTAAATACTCGTTAGGATATTTCATTATACCCATAAGCGGTTCTTCGCTAAATGGTTTCTTAATATAACTTTCTGTTGCCGGCATAGGTTTAATAAAGCAATATCTATCATAAGCCTTCCACGTGGAGTCTTGCTTATACATATAAAATTGCTCAGTTTCAATAAAGAATAGGTTATCTTTAAAAAAAGATTTCCCGCTCTTTTGCCTGCCTCTCATATCGTTATAAAACTTGAACACGTTATGGTGAACAAGCAAAGTATCCCCTTTTTTAATAGGACCTTTGTAACCCAATGGAAGTTCAACGACTTCTGCAAATCGGTTAGAGAACTTATGGTCCTCCTCGGAGGTACTAACAATAAAGTCAACTCCTCCTATCTCTTTGGTATTATCGTATCGCTTTCCATTCACAGGCTTAGCTATGAAATAGAATGGAGACTGCATTAAATGTTTATGTTATATTCAATTGAAACAGGAATAGTAGAGGTAAACTCTTTCCAAAGTACTATCTCTGCTTTCTCGTTTATAATGAAAATCTTGATAGATTGTTTATGTACATCAAGTTTTATAAGATGAATTTCGTTAGTATCTCCAAGCACCTTTTGACCTACAATGTAGTGCATAGCACCACCTTTGTAGTCAGGACCTATTGATATTTTACGAATATCCATTATAATGACTCGTTTGTAGGATTACTTTCAGATTGACTTGTTTCTTCTTTTTTAGCATTATCCTGACCTACTTTTTGGAAGAATTGAATTAACTGAACTCCGTACAATGTAGGGATTCCATTAATGATGTTTTGTAACTCTTGAAGTTGTTGTTCGTTTAGTTGCATTTTATTTGATTTTATTTTTGTAAAAATACTAATATTTATTATAATAATAAACTATTATTATACAATTTGTGTTGTAATTGGTTCAGGAGCCCAAGGTAAAGGCAATACTATAATTGGAGGATTTATTATGTTCTCAATTTGAGTATCTAATCCTAAGTCAATAGTAGGCACGTCTAATCCCGCATCCAACCATCCGCAAACTTGCTCGTATGTCAAATCAGGGTAAGCCGTAAAGTCCGTACTTGAAGGAGTGCTACAATTCATTGTTCCGTAACTAGAAACCAAGATAGGCTCACCACCTACATATTGTTCCGCTGTTCTTGTCCAATGTACTGTCACCACTACATCAGTTAAGCCATCTTCCATTGGCTTTGTGTCCATTTGGTTTATTACCCAATTATAAGTTGTACTCATTTTATTTTATTTTAGTTTTTAATTCGTTTAATTCGTTTGATAATTCTTGGATTGCTTTTACTAATGCTGCTATTATAGGTCTATCATTTAAACCTATAAAATCATTATTTTCAACATAAGCCTGTGGTATAAATTCTTTTACTTCCTGTGCAATAAATCCTAATTGCTTATCAGAATCTTCACTATCAGTTTTCATTCGGTATAAAGTAGGCTTTAATCCTAAGATTGCATTTAAACCTATTGTGCTATTCTCAAAATCTTTCTTTTTATTTACGTCTGATAATGCAGTATAAACACCTGTTGATGGAGTTATTGAAGCTGCATTTGCTGAACCATTATATAAATATATAGTATTACCTGTTGCATACCATCCATAAAAATTTGCTGAATTTGACCTATCGGTCCAAAAATACCCTGAATCACTACCCTTTGAATATATGTTACCATCTAATTCAATTACTCTATCTCCACCTCCACCTGCAGTACTTGTTGTTGTTCTAACTAATAATTTCCCTGCATTGGTTATCCTAGCCCTTTCGCTTCCATTAGTAATAAAACCAAAGAAATCATTTGATGCTGCTCCTGCATAAGTTCCTGAACCTGTTGAATATAATTGTACTTTTTGACTACCATTTGAAGATTGTATAATTCCACCACTTGCACCTCTTACATCTAAAGTTGTATAATTTGCAGTATTATCAGGTGAAGCAGTACCAATTCCTACATTTCCCCCTGTAGGTTGCAAGGATAATGGCAAACTACCTGTAATATTTCTATACCTTGATTGTAGCCAAGTAGTTCCTGATGTATATGTAGTACCAATTATTAAACCATATTTTTGTGAACTACCATTTAATAAAAATGCAGTAGTTGTACTATAACCCAATCCTGATGTTGGTATTACATCACTTGTTGTAGTATATGAAGTCTCTAATGCAGCATCAGGTGAACTTGTTCCTATTCCTACATTGCCTGTGTTAGTAATACGCATTGCCTCAGTTCCTGCTGCAACACTTTCACTTGCACAATTCACTCTTATTGATAAATACCCACCTGCTGCTGTATTACCTGCTAAAATATAGTTAATATCATTATTGCCAAATTGCAATACACCTGCTGCTCCTGTTATTGACCTTAATGATGTATTATAACTTGAACCATATCCACCACCTCTTAATCTTAGTTCAGCGGTAGTTGCACTATCAACTAAAAATGTATTTAAAACTCTACTTGAACCATTAACATCTAATAAATAAGAAGGTGAACTTGTTCCTATTCCTACATTTCCACTTGAACCTAATATTGTCATTCTAGTTGCCAAAGTACCTGCACCAAATGATAAATTATTATAAGAACCTAAAAATACATTTTCAGAAGAATCTGCACCAATACCACCACTCCAATTTCGTCCTCCTGCTTGTGCCGCTGCGGTACTTGCAAATACTAAGTATTTAGTATTAGCTATTCCTAGTGCATATGTATTAAAGTTATTTGCAGTACCACCTGAATAAATTGAATTATCCCCTTGAACTGTTAATGCTCCTGTAAATCTACCTGTTCCTGTAACATCTAAAGTATATGAAGGCGAAGCCGTACCAATACCAACATTACCTGTAGAAGTTATTCTCATTTTTTCAGTAGCGTTAGTTACAAATACTAAAGGTCCTGAAGCCGAATTATATAAATAAAATTCATTAACTGCACCACCTCCACTATTATATCCAATAAAGCCTCTTACTTGGTTTGGCAAATTAGTACCATAAGTAAATTGTATAGAACCACCACCATCACTTGTTGTATTTATTTCTAATGCAGGATAACCTGAAGCAGACAATTTTAATAAATTTGTTTGCAAACCACCACCCCAAGTTGTACCATTTGTTATACTACTACTTCCTATTGCTACACTACCGCCCGATGGCTGTAAAAATAAATTTGTAAATCCTGTCCCTTGCCAAACTGATTGTATTTCACTTTGACCTGTTGCACCGTCTACCCCAAATAATAATTGCCTTCCTGTCGTTCCTGAAGATTCACCTAATACTAAAACTGTCCCTGTTCCAACAACTTGTAATTCAGCCGTTGGAGTAGTCGTACCAATGCCTACGCTTGTTCCATTATCGAATATATTGCTATTGCCTATCGTTCCACTTGCGGTAAACTTTGATACATAGTTTGTTGTTCCTGTTCCACCTGCTATATAATCAGTTCCTGCAGTAGCTGCTAGAATCCTTCCACTAGAATTGGTTTTTAACATACCAACAATAGGAGTAGTTGCAGGTGTTAAATAAACATTCCCATAGAAATTTGAATCACCCGTACTTCCTATTATAATTGAATTTGGATATGCATTAACTCCTAATACTAAAGATGCCCCTGTATCAATTGCTTTAACTGAAGCACTTGCACCTGAAACCTCTAAATTTGTAGCCGTTAATTTATAAACACCTAATGTTACGTTTCCTGTCGCACCTGTATATGGAACATATCCCGTTAATGCACCTCCGTAATTAGGTATATTTAAAGTATTACCAATTAATGTAGCTGCACCACTTGAGCCTGTTGTAGTTAAAGTAATAGCTCCTTGCTTGCTGTTAAATGTTGTCCAATCTGTAGAGCTTAATGCTCCTCTATTTGTAGCAGAAGCAGTTGGCACATTCAATGTAATAACAGGAGTAGTTGTACTATTGGCAACCGTACTTGATAAATCAGTTCCACTTGTACCTAAAGTCAAAGCAGCTACAGATGTAACTGTTCCAACTCCTGCCCCACCTACTAAAGCTAAAGTTCCTGTTGCACTTGGGAAAGTATATGTATAATTTGTTGAAGAAGGAAAATCTAATGTATGACTTGCACCTACAAGTCCAACTATTAATTGGTTTACATTAGCACCTAAAACCGTATAACCTGCTAAAGTTCCACTAACCCCTTCTTTTAATGCTAAACTTCCGTCAAACTTTTGCTGAACACTAAAGGTTTTAACACCTGTTATTGTTTCGTTACCCGCCAAATGAACTACTAAAGCATCATTTGCAGGAGTATATCCTATTGCGGGTTGCTTACTATTAAAAGTAGTCCAATCCGCAGAACTTAATGCACCCCTATTTGTAGCTGAAGCCGTAGGTAAATTAAAAGTATGAGTTGCCGTTGCACTTGATATATTGAAATCAGTTCCACTTGTTCCTGTTACTAATGTTTGAGCAGCACTTGTTAAACTATTTATAGCAGTAATGCCTGTTCCTGCCATTATACCGCTTTGTTGAGTAACAGTTAATATTACTGAAGCAGCAGCAGGAGGAGGACTACCTGCAGCATAATAATGCATTGAAACGTGCGTATGGTCTGTTGTACTCCAAACTAATTCATAATATTGACCTGCAACTACTTCTAAAACATAATTCCAAGCTGCAATAATACGTCCGGGAGTTCCACCGTGTGAATTAGGCACTGACACAAATCCTGATGTTCCTGCTACATCAGCACCATTTAATCTTAACCATATTGTTACATCTTGAATCTGAGTGTCAGTGTTTTGGAACTGAGAACTAAATTGAATATTATAAACGCCTGTATTTGCAAATGTTATTCTTGTAGGGTCACCACTTCCATTATTAACTATTGATATTCCATTCGGAGTAATATCAGCAGTTCTAAATATCATTGCATATCCTGTATTATTAGCTGCAGCACTTTGAGTTGCATCATCTTGCCAAGCACCATAATATCCTAAAGGAGTTGCTGCACTATTTGTTGCCCACCTTAAACCTGTAGATGTAGTGCTATCAGCAACCAATATTTGAGTATCTAGTCCTACAGGAAGTCTTGTATCAGAACTAGAATTTCTTGTAAATAAATCACCTTTTGTTGTTAAAGGAGATGTATATGTGTAATTTGGAATATTTAAAGTATTCCCTATTAAAGTAGATGCCCCACTTGTCCCCGTTGTGGTTAAAGTTATTGCACCTTGCTTACCATTAAACGTATTCCAATCGGTAGAACTTAAATATCCATCAGTACTTGTTGTTGCTTGACTAATTGAAAATGCTCCGGTTGTATTATTATAACTTAAAGGGGAACTTGCAGTAAGTGAACTTAATGTAATAAAGTTAGCCCCATTAGTTAATTGACTTGTATTTGTAGGTATTGTAATTACACCTGTTGTACTATTATATGCTCCTGAACCTGCTGCGAAACTAAGTGCCGCTCTTGCTCTTGAATCTAAGTAATAAAGATTTGTTGTTCCCTCAGGAATATTGTCAGTAGTTAAACTAACTGCTCCTGTCTGACCATTAACAGATGTAACTGCATCTGTATTATCAACTTTGTTCCACGTGGAACCATTGAATATTGCCCAATCACCAATATTCCAACTTGTAATTCCATTCAAATCGGTATTGCCCGCTACACTTACAACATAATACCACCCTTGAGTACCAACACTACTTGTTAAAGTAGGCGTATTTGTGCTTGCATCCCAAACACCTTTATATACAACTCCACCTACTAATCCATTAATTTGATTTTGAACTTTGCCAAAAGCCGTTAAAATACTATCAGTTGATACTACAGTACCACCTGTTATATTTAATCCTGTTAAAACCTTTCCGATTACAGCAGAATTACTAAGCGTAACTGCTGTTGCTCCCGGACCAACTCCTGTTGCCTCTCCTGTTAATGAAGTAATATAATCACCTGCAGATTGTTTTGAATTAAATGTAGTCCAATCTGCACTTGATAAATATCCATCTAAAGTACCATCAGCCTTCTGAATGCTAATAATTGGAGTTGCACCTCCTGTAGAAAATAAAGGAGAAGTTGCACTAACTGATGAAACTCCCGCTCCTATTGTCCAAGTTCTATCTGCAGATAAATCATAAGTTACCCCATTGATAGTCAATGTTCTTGAAGTTGGAACATATCCAATTCCATAATTAGGAATATTCAATGTGCTTCCAACTAAAGTAGCCGGTCCACTTGAACCTGTAGTTGTTAATATAATAGCATTTTGTTTGCCATCAAAAGTTATCCAATCAAGACTTGATAAATACCCATCTTGAGTACTATCTGCTTTTTGAATAGAAATATTCTTAGTAGTACTATTTATATTTAATGGAGTAGTAGCTGTATAAACAGGTGGATTTATCCATTGAACTTTTGTGCCTGTAGATGACAATATCTGACCTGCCGTTCCAACTGATGCGTCTTTGTCTTTTAAAGTTCCATTAACGCTTAAACTTATGTTAGACACTACATCATCAGCAATTACGGTTAATGCCTCTAAATTGGCATCTAATAAGATGTCAACGTTAGCTGTATTACCTGATGTTAAAACTTGTTGTAAGTCAGGAATAACTGTAGGTATGGTATACCACTCAACCCCGGTGCCTGTACTTGTAAGTACCTGTCCTGCTGTTCCTACTGAATCTAAAGAATCGTATAATCCTCCTAAAATATGTGTCTCACCGGTTAAGTAAGTATTTAGAAAAATTGCTAAAGTATTTACCTCAAGTTGTGTTACAAATATTGTACCATCTAAGAAAATGTCTTGAGTTGCTGTATTGCCATAATCTAAAACTCCCTGCAATGTATTTGCAGGGATATTAGGTATAAATAAATTTAATAACTCGCTTAGCGTGAAATTGTACGTTATGTCCTCAATCTCTCCACCAACACTTGTTCCGATTAGTTTATCGGCTAACTTGGGTACAGGAGTTACCTCATATGTACTAATCTTTGACATCCGCTATAAAGTTTTAATGTACTATCTTCAATGCATCTCCTGTTCTGTAAATTTGACCTGCTACTAATCCTCCTGCTAGTGCTGCAGCATTATCTGCATATACAGGCGTATCAGCTATAACAATAGCGGGAGCATTAAAGTTTGCCTCAAATAACTCCAATAACTCTGCCGGAGTAAAGTTATAAGTCCCATTTGGAGGGTTTCCATCAACGCTTGTTCCGACAAGTCTATCATCTAACTTGGGAAGAGCAACAATAGTGTACGAGTTAATTTTCATTTTAAACTAATGTTAAAAGATACAATGTCTCGTTTACAAGACCAAGCATCTCGTCCATAATATTTTGTAAGTCTGAAGCGTAATTATCCCTTTCTGCTTCGATAGTTGCTTGCATACCCTTTAAGTGGGTAACAGCATCTTGCTTCTTAGACTCAGGAATAGTTATCTCAAGACGACCACTACGACCAAATAACTTCTCAGTAAACGAATCAGTCAACTCTAAAATACCATCGTAGTAAGCTCCAAGTGCCTTGTGCTCTGCAAAAGACCTTGTGTCCAAATGAGTCAAGTGCATTGTATCTCTTGACTGAAATAGGATTCCTAGAAATTTGTTAGGTGCCATAGTTTAATTTTTTTCTTTTTTAGTTACCTCGCCCGTTTGCATATTGATTACTGAATCAGCACCGTACTTCTCAATAAGAATTTTCTCATTGTTAGTAAAGGCTTCAACAATAGTATGTGCCTGTTTGATTAATCCTTGCTTTTGTAATTCAAGTTCGCCAAGACCGATTTTAATCTTAGTGTACTCTGCTGAACCCGTCTTAATAAAGTCTAATTCTTCTGCTGTTAAATTTGCCATTTGATTTAAGTTTTATTTATACAAATATAGTAAATAAAAATTATCATTTTAGTAGATACTTTCTGCCAAAGTATATAGCCAATGGAATTAGAAGTAACCATAAAAAAATAAAGTAGTTTGCTTTCTTGTCAATTTTTTTCTCAAAGACCTTCTCTTTAACGTCTTTTTTGACCGAAATCTTGTTTTCAACAGACTTGGCAACAGTGGTTTTAGAGGTATCCACTACGTGTCTAATTGTTTTTTTAAGCCTAACCGTAGCGTTAAAATACTTTTTATCTCCTATAATAATAGGTTTAGTGGTATCAATAGGGACTATCTCAATCTCATCAATATCTTCTTTAATAGAAATAGCGTTCTGCTGAACAGATACGCTATCTCTTTTTTCAACAGCAGTGCTGTCAATATGTGTCTCTATTTGAGTTTTAGTTACCGCTACCTTTCTTGATGCACAAGAAAATAATAGGGAACTAACCAACAACAATGTAAGATACTTCCCCATATATTATTAGATTAATACAAAGCCATTCTTATCAACTTTGCCTGATTTATGTAATGCCTGTAACTCTGCAACAGATTTGCCAAGTGTTTTTTGGAAGTGAGGAGCGTCATTAAACTTCCAATCTCCGCCCCACTCATAGCCATATCTTTTAAATATAGTTACAATTTCTTGCCAATCACTCTTACCATCACCATCAAAATCAGTTTTTAAATCCCAACTTGCTGCCTCAAAAGTGCCATTCTTATCCTTATCTACTAATAGAACAATATCAATAGCTAAGCCATAATTATGATATGATTGCCCGCCTTTAGCCTTAGTAACTACAGCACCCGGTTTTGTTCTACCTTGAGCAAATAATGCATCTTGCTCAGCAAATGTTCTAAGCGTATAAGCAAATCGACAAGCTGCTGTACCTGTTAAGGCAGCAACAATCTCATCATACATAACTAATGCCTCATCTCTTAACTTAGGATGAAGTAATTGGATTCTCTCTAATGTTTTTTCGTCTTTCATTATTCTTCTTTTTTAGTTTCTTTTTCTTTATATCCTTTTATAAGGTTTGTTACTGACTCAATTGTAGTTAAACCTAATGCTACAGCACTAAGTGCAAATGTAGCCCATACAAGAGAATCTGCCGGAGCAAAATCACCTTGTGTTTTTGAGTTGTCATATAAAGTATAGAATAATGCAAAGGCACCTACTATACCTACTAATCTCTTGCTTGATGTTCCGCTTTCAGAGGAAAAGAACCCCGATAACCATCCAAAAATCTTTTTCATTATTTATTATTTGTAGTGTCAATTTTTGTTTTACCCCAAAAGTTTTTCTTTTCTTTAATCTGAATAGTATCGTGTATATACACTGTATCTATTATTGTTTTTATTTTTACTTCACTAAGCTCGCCTTTAAGGTCAATTACTTGTTCATTCAAAGTTACAATTTTAGTGATTGCCTGAGAAATTATTTTGTCTTCTTTTTCTTTTGCTTTCTTGCTAACCTCTATAAAATTACTTTGATTCTGAGTTACATTATTAATTAACTCATTAAATTTAGCATCTTTTTGTTGCTCAGTAT